TACTGATGTTCTGAGCGAGATACGGGAGTCGAACCCGCCTCACAGGCTTGGGAAGACTATCGTATGTTTTAATAAAACGCTAACGCTCTGACACTTAGGGTTATCGGATAATGCTGCACTTACATATTACTCACAAAAATCGTATTTTTACTGCACTTTTGTGAGTACGTACACCATGCCTAATTTTTCTGTTGCAAACTTTACTAGGTCAATTTCCGTTGCTGAAACAAAGTAGGCTACGTACATTTCGCTTCCATCGAAGTACACCGCAGTAGTGCCAGTGTCAACGGTTCCGTCCTGCTTGTAAGCGGTATCAGCCTTCCAGGTCTTGTAGCTACCGAACGGAATCGTCATTGGTCTGGCTGCGTCTCCGTTGATTACTACAGAGAAATCTCCTTCTGTGCGAAGGATGCCGCCATCCAAGAATGAGATTGTATTTCCCTTCTGAATGGAGTAGTGGTTTATCGGAATGGGGAAATCCTGAATCTTGCTCAGTTTCCACTTGCCGCTCATAACCTTGCTGGCATCAAACTTCTGTTCCTGTTTCTCATTGTCGTCATCATCGCTACTGCTGCATGATGTGAATGATGCTCCTGCAAGAAGTATCATTGCTGCTAATAATACCTTCTTCATAATCGTATATTTTATTATTTAACTTCTTCTAGTCCCGCATTGGTGTTGTTATGTAATGCGGCGCTCCACGTCCACCTGCTTTCTTTGCGGCGCATTGAGGGCAAAGCAACCCATAAGGTGTTATATAACCGAAGCTTCTGCCGTATCCGCATCGGTTACATATAAACTTGTGTCGAATCTTCCTGCCTTCGCAAAGCTTGAATCTCGTAGTGTGCGAATTGGCTAACTCATGGCAAACCTTGGATGACATTGGATATAGTTTTGGTTGAAGTTTCACCCTTTTCTTATGTTCGACTTTTGGTGCTTCGACATTTATTTCTGGTTGTTTTTGGTTTTGGGCCTTCCAACTCTTGTATGCGAATTCTCGAATCATGTCTTCTGTCGCCCAGGGTAACGCTTCTTTCACCTCTTTATATACATCTATATATACTTTCATTATTATAATGCCTTTAATGAGCCAAGTACCTTGAAAACCTTGGTGATGGCTTCTTTCTTTATTTCCTGGTCTTCGTACTCCTCGTTGATTGCGTGGATGGTGAAATGTTCATTGTCGGAACCCCTACGAATGACCTTTACAGTCCTTAGGTCGTTCTTCGTCATTATTGCATAAATCTCATTCATAGGCAAAAATTCTGTCCAGTCAGGTATGACCTTCAAGGCAATGATGTCTCCATTACTTATTAGAGGCTTCATGCTGTCCCCCGAAGCTCTGCACCAGAAATCAGTTCTCTCGTAACCTGGGACAGATATGTACTTCGTAGGGGTGTTCGGTGTATCATTGTACATCTCACAGAATCCTAATGCAAAGTCAACATCGTAGAACGGCTTTGAATCTTTCCCATGAATCACTTGTCCGACAGACTTGTCGATAGCCATATTAACTAGGCTTCTATCATACATTCTTGGAACATCATCATATCGGCTTCCTTCTCCTGTTTCTAACCAATTTCGACTTATCTCCAACGCCTCGCTGATCTTGAGGTAGTCTTTGGCGGTGAAAGGTGTGCTTCCTTTAAGCTTTCTGCTTAGATTAGACGATCCGAGACCGACTTTCTTTGCGAAAGCGTTAGGCGTTAACCCTAAGTCTTTGATGAGAATGTTAACCCTTTCGATAACTCCATTCATAATTCAAACATTTTAGTTATGTATACGTAACTAAAACCGGTTAAATGGTTAAGGTAAGTTAAGGAGGCGAACAAAATCCGAAAAAGATTTGCTTTGTCCGCCTTTTTGTGTTACCTTTGCACTCGTGAACCGGTTCAAGCAATAAAGCAATACCGACACAAACGGAGGCGGATGCGACCGAAAGTGCCGTATCTTACATTAGCACTGCAAATATACAACTTTCCTGCGTCCCCTCCAAATTATTTTAGTTAATATTAAATAAAGCAAGATGAAAAAGTTGACAAAGTCAGACATTTTGAGCATAAAGCCCGGAAAAATCGAGGTTTTTGTGTTTGAGACAGCAAAAGCTATCATGTCGGCTCGACAGTACGCTTGGCTGATAGGTAAGACTGAACCGCCTGAAGGTGTGGCGAGATACAAGACGAAGGCTAACTTCGAGAACAAGACATTGGTTATCGAGGCGGTTCCGGTTGAGTAGTAAACTTTAAAAAGTTGAAGTATGGAGGAAATTATAAAGTTCAACGCCATAACCCTGAAAGCAATTGGCAGGGATGGTGAAATGTATTCTCTGAATGATTTATGGAGAATGTTAGGTTCTCCAAAAAGTATGGAGCCACGATTTTGGCAGCGTTTGCCTGAAACAGAAAGATACTTTGAGTCAGAAACGAAAAGCTTAAATGTGAGAAAATCTCACATTATAAAATCTAAGCGAGGAAAGGGCGGCGGAACTTACGCAATTCAGCGAGTATTCCTTGAATATGCCCGGTATCTCAATAAGGACTTGGCTGTTCAGATTAACGAAGTTTTCCTGCAAGAGTTGAAAGCCCAGGGAAATCCGGACTTATATCTTGAACGTTATCGTTCGTCATACAAAAAGAAAGGTAAAAGCGATGACTGGATTGATAAGCGAATGAAGAGTATCAATACTCGAAATGAGCTGACAAGTACTTTGAGCCATCACGGAGTTCATGGTGACGGATTTAGAAGATGCACGAATGCTTCTTACGAAGGTCTTCTTGGCTGTAAGGCTCCTGCTCTTCGCAAGCATCTCGGAATCGAGAAGAAAGACAGTATAAGAGACAACATGAGTAAGACTCAGCTTACTGCTCTCGAATTGTCCGAGGATTTGGCCAAGCAACGCATCGAGAAGAGAAACCTATATGGCGTCGATCCTTGTGAAGCTGCTTGCAAAGGAGCGGCTGAGGTAATTTCTGTTGCAGTTAGTAAATTTTTAAATAGTTGAGTTATGGATGAGTATAGAAAAGAAATTTTTAAAAAGATAAACTCAGCCCACAAGGAGTTGAATAAGTTTGAGGCTGTTGTTAGAATATCAAGAGGTGCTAATACGGATTTCGAGAAAGGTGTCAATGACATGTATGATTCTCCGGAGGCAGGTGGAGGAGTCATTGACAACGCAGTGAGCGTCAGTACCGGTACTATAATATATGACGAGGAATGCCAGACAGATGTCATTACCATTAAGATATATGGGCCAGATGACGAAGAGAAAGAGGCACACCTAAGCAAGGATGACGCTATAGACCTCATTCGTTACTTAGCTACAGCTGTCAGTTTACTAAGAAATTAGCCTATGCCTCGCAAGAAAGTATCAGTTGAGCCTGTTGAAAAGATATGGCTCTCTACAAAGGAGTTCGCCGAGTATATTGGCATGAGCACTGGTTATATACACGACTTGAGAAAGAGCGGTCAGATTCATCATTATATGATAGGTAACACCGCATTCTTTAAAAAGTCTGATATAGATGAGCTCATTGAAGAGCATAAAGTGTGTTGAAATATTGGTATGGTTAAAGTTATAGATTTGTTTCATTTGCTCGTGAGAGTATGATTGTTAGTTATTAGTTATTTGGGTTTTATCTACAGCGGTAGATACTTTGGGGCGATGTCTGTTCGTTTAGCTTCTTTCGCCCCAAATCAGACTGAGTAGCTCAGTTGAATAGAGCAGGTTGATTCCTAATCACCGGGTCGCGAGTTTGAGCCTCGCCTCAGTCACACTCTTTTTTTAGTTCCGTTTAGTAGTTGAATTCCTCTCTGACGGCGCAAAGGTAAGTCCTTATACCTTATAAAGTAGGTCGTTCGGGCAGCGACAATCTTGCGTCAGATGAGAGTTTCATTGAGCGGACATGGAAGATAGTTCTTTGACATGTTGATGCACAGAAATAGTATGCGTGTAAAAGAAGTAACTGGAGAGCATCAATGGATGCCGTGACCTGGCGAAAGGACGCACGACATACGAAATACAGCTAATCTGCATCAAGTAAGCAGACGGACTACACCGGAACGAAGAATTGTCGGTGCAAGCACTGCCCAAAACGTTGCAGTCTGGTGAGCATGGAAAAGCTCTGAAAATCCCAAAAGATGATTTATCTTCATCATTCATATAACAACTCAGAGGCTAGTAGTGTAACTGATGCACGGCGATAACAAAATGATACCGATCTTATCATCGCAAGAGGTTCTTCGTTGAGCCCTAGCCTCCAAAAGTATAATTCATTGTATTCAAATTTATTCAGTTTTCACATGCAGCTCGTCTGTGAAGATAGGCTGCACACATCGCAGGTTGGAGCAGTTGGTAGCTCGTTAGGCTCATGACCTAGAGGTCACAGATTCGAGTTCTGTACCTGCCACAAATGTTTATTTTTAAAGCTCTAAATTGTTTATATGTGAAAAGATTGTTTCTTGCGTATCTGGTCTGGGAAGATAGGGTACGTCTATTTCTTTTAGAAGGAATTATTTTTTATTTCTGAGGAGAGTAGCTCAGTAGTAGAGCGCCAGGGGAAGTGTCCTTGGAGGTCGATGGTGCGAATCCATCCTCTCAGACCAATTTTCTTTCGTTTTTCAAGATTTTTGATTGGTTAACTTATGTGTCGCCCAGTAGCTCAACTGCATAGAGCCGTGGTATCCCGCGAGGTTGGGAGTTGGAGTCTCCCCTGGGCTTCCCAAGTAGGTATTTCTATATGTTTTTGCTTTAGCTGACAGAGGTCGGCGCTTTATATAAGTCATTTAATGTAATTTGAGTTAAGTATTAATCCTCTTGCTTGTGAAAGTAGGAGGTACAAGCCACATTAGCTCAGTTGGTCAGAGCAGTCCAAGATACCGCAGGCCGCAGGTTCGAGTCCTGCATGTGGCTCACTTAATTGTGAGTGCCATAAATTTACAGTTTTTGATTATCTTGGGGAGTGAGGGTGTCAATTCTCCCTCCTCCCTTTAACATTGACTTCTACTCCATCTCACAATAACCACGTGCAATCACCTCTCCTGCCTTGCGTGGTTGGCTAAACGGAGAGGTTTTACTATAGATGAAAGTTAAAAACATAATAAGAATCAGTAAGGAAAACATTAATGCTCTTCGAAATATGGAATGCGTTGAAAGCATAGAACAGAACGGAAGGGATATTACTGTTCTCCTTAAACCGGAACGTACGGACGGTAAGCTCGAAGCCCGAAATGGTGAATATCTTATCCAGTGGGGTAACAAAATGTGGCAGAGGTACGGATCTGAGGCTATCAATCTGCTTTTTAAAAATCCAGGAGAGGAGGCCGGCAAGACATGGGACGCGTAGGTTCAAAGAAGTATTACGCTCCTGACGGGAACGAATACGATTCCAGGGAAGAATATCTGTATTTACAGAAAATCTTGGATAATCCTAATATAAGCTGTATTCATAGGCATGTGACCATCACGGCTATCAACCCGGTATGGATGATGGAACCAAAGCAGCTTAAGACTAAGGTCAAGTACGAGAGAAGGTCACTTCTTTATGGTCACAACTATACTGCCGACTTCGTTTACCGGGAAGGCGAGAAGATTGTGATATGTGATGTCAAGAGCCTCTATACCTCAACGCTCAGAGAGTTCTCGATTACAAAAAAGGCTGTGGTGGCAAGACTTATCGCTCACAATAGGAAACGTCATAACGGCGAGTCTGTTGTGATATTCCGTAATGCTATCAAGATAAAGAAGGACGAGTGGAAAATCGTTGATTATCCACCGTCCGGATGTTCTATAATATTATAAGGTGTAAAATGAAGAAATATTCAGTTGTTGTATATCTATTCTTAATGCTGATCATCGTTGTGGTGGCGGAGATTATCAATCTCTGCTGCCACTTGATGTTCGGCAAGAAACCAATCAAAAAGTTCCAATTATGAGTATCATTATTAATAGTTTCCTGCTTACAATACTTATGTTTGCAGCATGTGCGTTTATTGCGCATGCTATTGGTTTAGATAAGAATGGCTAGTAGTTTAATTCTAAATATTTTAATTATGAAGAAAAACAAGATTAAGTTGATCTTTGAGGTTGACCGCTTCAAGGTTATCAAAATGCTCGCAAAGAACTGCGAGTCTGCTGAGGAGTACGAAGAGATGATGAAAATCATCGATAGTACTGATGAGGTCGTTCGTGAGGATACTTTACTTGAAAGCAATCATTGTTTGCTGATTCTCGACAGATTGTTGCACAACAATCCTAACGCTCTCCTTGGTGTTCGCCTTAAGAAAAAGGAGGCCGAAATGGAAGATCCTGGTGAGAACGAATAGGAAAACGAAGAAGTTGCCGGCGGTATCAAGCTTACTGGCGAAGAGGCAAAGAACTTCATCGGATTCGTCAAGGAACTGTTTGAGAAAAAGAAGGAGGGTAAGTAATGGGCGTAGTATCAAAGTACGGCAACCTGTATGATGTAAAGAAGAACATTATCTGCCACGCTCCTGTCACTTCTTCACATTTCGAAAGTATTTTGAAGAAGGACAATGTGCTTCCTATGATGAATGGCGTAACAACACCAAAGTTGTTCGGAATCCACGCGGACAAGAAATTTAAGCGTGGACGCTGGCGCCGAGTATTAACACATTAATTCATATAACAATGGCAAAAGAAAAAGCAACTATTGCAGCAACCCTCGGTCACGAGTACGAGGACCTGGAGGAGCGTGAGGATTTCCTCGCCAACAACGCTGATTCCGTAGAAAAGATGGAATTCGTCAAGCGATTCAACTCTGATGAGCTGATGAAGAAGAAGGATCTGTTTGCCCTTCAGTCTGCGCGTGCATCTGACATCGAGGAGGAAATCAAGGATTTCCGTGAGCAGAAAAAGGCAGAGCTGAAGCCTATCAAGGAAGAGATTTCTTCTCTCCTTAAGGAAATCAAGCAGAAGGGCAGTATGGTTAACGAGAAGGTTTACAAGTTCGTTGACCGTGAAGCAAAGATGACAGCCTTCTATGACAAGGAGGGCAATCTTGTTTCTTCCCGTCCGGCAACACGTGACGAGCTACCTAAGAATATGTATTCAATCCTCCGTGACAAGCAGGCTATGTAGTCTGCTTTCACTTTGTTTTAACTATTAGACATTTTATAAAATGGACAATGAAAAAATGCAAGTAAATTTTGCTCCGGGACAGACTTCTGCGGAGCTTGTTATCCGTGAGGTTGGTAACGAGAACCCTTATAAGCTTCCTATCAAGGAACCTCTTAACCTTCAGGTGAACGGCGTCATTACCTGTATCTATGCTTTCCTTGAAAAGCGTTGGGGTACAGAGCAGATTGACAAGGAACATACGCATATTCTTGTTAATCGAGAGGAACTTGTCGTTACTCTTGTAACAAACGAGAACGATGAGCGAACTACACAGACTATCGTAGGCTCTATTCAGCTGTCTCGTCAGTTTACGGGATTCCATATCAACGATGGAAAGTTGTGGAAGCCGGTACAACTTGGTGACTTCTTCCGTCTCAACCGTTCTTACTTCGAGACAAAGGAGAAGAACATGGAACTCGTAAATCTCCTCAAGAGCTTTTCAGCAAAGGTTCAGACAACAATCAAGAAGGAATTCAGCGATAATGGCTCTGTAACTGACAACTACGAGAAGGCTGTAGACTCTAACCTTCCTCCATCGTTCGAAATCAACGTTCCAATCTTCAAGGGCGCCGAGCCTGAGAAGCTTTCAATCGAGACTATCGCTCACGTCGAAGGCAACATGGCATTACTGACGCTTATCTCTGCTGATGCAGAATGTATCATCGAAGAATCCCGCGACAAGATCATCAATACGGAGCTTGACAAGATTCGTAAGCTCTGTCCTGAGATCCCTATTATGGAGGTATAATGAGTAGAATTAACGAAATCATCGCATCTATGCCGCCGGGTGAAGCTGCTGCCGTGATCCATCTGAGAGAGGTTCACGCCTGTCTGATGGATCTCGACACAAATCGTGCTAGAACTCTGGCGGCTAGAGCTGTCTACCTCGACTATCTTGAAGGCGAGGGAAGAAAACTCGGTAAGGTTCCACTTCATTATGAACGCCTTAACGAAAAGGGCGAAAGCGTGACGGTGGAAACTTACTTCAGATATTTAGATAGAATACATTAAATCTCAAAGCTATGGCAAACAGTAAATTCGCTCCTTACTATAAGAGAAGCTGCCACGATTGTATCCTGCTAGGGTTGTGTGACGACCCAAAGGCAAGCAACTCCGGAGACTACGTTTGCAGGAATTGGGATTGGAGGTACGAGTGATTAATTTTAAAACATAAAATAAAATGCCGATTATTAAAAAAGATGACGTTCGTCCAGAGCGTCCAGTTATCATCGTAATTTACGGTACGCCAGGCTGTGGCAAGACATCTGTTGCAACCACGGCAAAGAATCCGCTTCTCATTGATACGGACAGAGGGTCTGACCGCTCGGTTCAGATTGTAGATACCCTCGCTGCCAACAACTGGTATGACATCGAGAATGCCAAGAACGACATGGCTGGTTATGGAACCATCATCGTTGATACCGCCAAGGCCATGCTTGATGACTATTTGTCGTCTTACGCAGTCGATAAGAACTACAAGTTGAAGAACAATACACTGAAACGCTTCGGTCAGATGGCTGACGACTTCAAGGATTTCGTGAACTTCCTGCGTCAGGGAGAGAAGGACATTATCTTCATCTGCCACGACAAGGAGGTAACGGATGGTGATGTCGTCAAGCACACACCAGACTGTACAGGTCAGTCCAAGGATTTGCTTCTTCGTATCGCAGACCAAGTAGGTTACGTCTCAATGGTGAACAAGCAGCGCACAATCACATTCGAGCCAACAGACAACTACGTCGGTAAGAACGTAGCTCAGATTGGTGCTGAGGTTATCCCAGACGCAACTTCTCCAGAGTTCAATGGCTTCATGGCAGTCATCATCGCCAAGGTCAAAAAGTCCATTCAGTCTAAGTCGGAGGCGCAGCGCAAGGCAAACGAGCAAATCACTAAGCTTCGCAAGGAACTCTCCGACATCGAGAACGAGGAAGGCGCAGCAAAGCTGCTCGTTGATTGCAAGGAGCTTCCTCAGATAATGAAGCAACCTTTCTTCAATGAGATTACCGTAGCTCTCGCAGCCAAAGGTTTCGTCTGGGACGGAAAGAAATTCACAAAGCCATCGGCAGAAAAGAAGCCTGCCGAGGAAAAGAAGGAAGCTAAGAAGGAGTCAGAAAAGAAGCCTGCCGATGGAAAAGAAAAAGCCGCTAGTTAGGGTCACTACGATAGAGGCTTTCAGAAGATACATCGAACAGTCAGATTACGATAACTTCGAGATAACCGAGCAGAGTGTCATTGATAACATCGTTGGCGAGTTTCAAGGAAACCAGTACACCAGGGTCGGAACAGCGTTCCACGCCATCGTCGAGACTGGCTGTCAGCCTTGTACTCTCGCACCTGCTGGTTATCGAACATTCACATACTACGGCAAAGAGAAACAAGAGCCAGTTCCAGAGGGGAGAATCTTTGACATCGAAGGTTATCCGGTAACTCTAGATCTTGCGCAAATCAAGGTGGCTCTTGACTACCGGTACCAACATATCAACGCATTTCACGAAATACGAAGGTATAAGGACTATGGTAGGGCTGTAGTAACTGGGTGTGCTGATATGATCAACGGAGTTCAGCTCAGAGACATCAAGACAAAGTACTCAACACCATCTGACAAGCAATACTATGACTCTTGTCAGTGGAAGTTCTATCTTGATATGTTCGGGGCAGACATCTTCGACTTCGACCTCTTCACGTTCGATGGGTACAACGTGGATAAGCATGGATATGATGTTCGTGGTTTAAAACTTACCCCTCACACTCCTGCTATCAGAGTTTATCGCTACGATGGCATGGAGAACTACATTCTGAACCTCTTAGACCAATTCTTGGATTGGTGCGAATATAGAGGCTTAACTCAGTATTTATACAACACAAAGGTTTAGTTATGGTAGAGATTTGGAAGGATATTCCAGGATTTGAAGGTTTTTACCAAGTTAGCAACTTTGGGAAAATACGTTCAAAATGGAGAAATCGTCATTATAGTGAGTCTTATAGTTATAGAATAATAAAGGGGTGCTATAGTAACACCACAGGATATATAACCGTATTCTTAAGAAATTTAAATGGGGATAAAAGGCAAGAAACGGTGCATAGACTTGTGGCTGAATCTTTTCTTCATAAAGAAAACGGAAAGGAATATATAGACCATATTGATACCAATAAAACGAATAATGCTGTTACAAATTTAAGATGGGTTACAGCAAAAGAGAATAGTAACAACCCTTTAACTTTAAAGAAGTATTCTATAGCATCTATTAAGAAAGCTAAAAGGGGCGGAGCAAATGGTAATGCGGTAGCTGTTTATGTATATGATTTAAACAAGAAACTTCTATCGACTTTTTCTTCAGCTATCGAGGCTGCGACTTATTTTAATGTAAAATACAGCAGAGTGTTGCATAATATAAATAAAGAACAAAACCATGTAAATGGGTATATTTTTAGTAAAAATAAACTTTAATTATGGCAGACATAACAGGAAAAATCATCGCAGTGTTGCCGACAAGAAGCGGAACATCTGCTAGGGGAACACAATGGAGTTCGCAGACAGCTGTCATCGAAACTCACGAGCAGTATCCTAAGAGGGTCGCTTTTGACGTGCTTGGTGACAAAATTACAGAGTTTAATTTGCAGGTTGGCGAAGAAGTCACAGTATCTTTTGACATAAATGCCCGTGAGTTCAACGGAAAATGGTTCAACTCTGTAAACGCTTGGAATATTATTCGTCCGGGTCAGCAGGCTCCTATGCAGGGAGGCTACAATATGAATCCTCAGACTGGCGCCCAGGCAGCACAAGCAGCACAACAGGCAGCTATGGCTGGAGTTTCCGGTCAAACGAATTCAAGTAATCCGTTTCCACCAAAGCAGCCAGCTCAGCCGCAAGGGAACTCTGATGATTTGCCCTTCTGACATGGCATCCAAGCTGAAACTGATTAAAGATACATTAAATGCTGAAATAGTGTATGATGTATAACACCAAGAATCCTCTTGAAGTGCAGAATCTCAGACTGAAGATAGAGAAGCTGATTGAAAAGCAGAGTATGGTAGAGGTCGTGGAAAAGAAGGCAAAGACACTTCAGCAGCTGAAGTACCTTCATACGATACTCGCTTACTTCGGATTGCAGACCGGCAACACTCTAGATGAAGTCAAGACCTGTTACTTCAAGAGGATTGTCAATAGAGACTTGTTTGTGCGACAAAAGCACGATGATCTGCTAGGAACTGATAGGGAATACGTTATATCGACCGCAAAGCTTACGAAAGAAGAGCTATCTGAGGCTATCGAACGTTTCAGAAACTGGTCTAGTAATATAGCCGGCATATATATTCCTTCTTCAGAAGAGTACATCGCGCTTCTGCACATCGAACATGATATTCAGAATTCCAAACAATATTTATAAATAATGATGTTACCTAAAGAAATAAGACAGAAGTCAAGTGAGCTTTTCCCGAATGACTTGGAAAAGCAGAAAATCTTTTGTATGGGTGCTGCGTTCTCGTTAGTCAAAGATTTATCAGATTTTGAGGAAGAAGGACAACAGGCAGAAGTGGTCGAAGCCGAAGAATTTAAATCTCAAGAGGAAATCTACCCTTGCCAGGAAGCTCTTGATATGTGGCTTGCATACAAGAAAGAGAAACGTCAGAAGTATCAACCTCGCGGTCTTGCGGCTCTTAAAAAGAAGCTTTTAAAGATGTCGAACGGAAATCCAGAATACGCAAAGGTTATCGTTGAGCATTCTATGGGAAACAACTATTCCGGGTTGTACGCTCCTAAAAACAATGGTGTAAACAGTTATGAACAACAGCAACGAACTTTCAATAAAATTAGTTCAATCCTTGCCGACTGAATGTAGTCAAGCGGTAGCAAAATATGGTAAACAATATGCGCTATTTTTGGATAAATATCCTACCCTGCAAAATCGGACAGATGCAATTACTTCTGTATATGATTCCGTAGCTAGGGGCGGTATGTCGTTTGTTAGTATTGATAAGTACTTCAAAGAGGGCGCAAGCGAGTTTTGGATTAAGATAATGCTCATTGACTTGTTTATGGTTATTGGAGCTATCGATTCAACTACTCCTTACCAGTTCAAGGCGATGGCACAGCGTATCAGACAAGAATACTATCACCTTACGCCTAGTGAGCTTACTAGATTCTTCTACGAGTTTTCTATGGGTGAGTATGGCGAAATCTATGTAGGAAAGACAGTGAATCCTCAAAAACTTTTTATTGCTCTCGAAAAATACATGTGTAAGCTTTATGAAAAGAGAGCTGAAATTGATTCTCAGAAGTTAGCTGAGAAACAAAAGAAAGAAGATGAGGAATCTAGGAGAAAAGCAATATCCTACGAAGAATATTGCCGCTTAAAGGGTGTTGATATTGAAGAATCCCCTCTTGAAAAGCTAAAAATAAAAACTTGAAAAAGAATCAAAACGAGACGAAAATGGCAGACGTAAGTAAAATGGCAGAGGAATGGCTCAGTGAGCACCCTGATGCGACAAAGAAAGAAATATGGATGGCCGGTTATTGGAAATCTACCGATAACTGGTGCAACCGAACCAAGTAAATTTTAGAATTATGACACAGAAAGAACGTATCGAGAATGCTACCACAAAGCAAGCGGTAGTGTTCATCTGGATCTATTCCTGGGTTATTGTGAGAAACCTGGGAGGAGCAATCAATAAGGCAGTACACAAGCTGCCCTGGTTGTTCATCGTGGTAACGGTAGTAATATCATTCATCGTTAGCTTCGTCTTTATATCTAAGGCTATAGCAGAGCGAGATAGCTATAATCAGAGGCTAGTACACGCAACACAGCAGCTTGATAGCTTCTATGCTGCATACGGAAACATTAAATCAAAGTAAATATGAAGAGATACAAACATACAATAGTGATGATCCTGCTCGTTATTGCAGCTTTCATCGCAGGCTACGGATTCATCTGCTTCATGGTTGAACACATTTTCCTTTCGCTTCTGATGCTGTTCTGTATCAGCTGCGCATTGGCAGTAGAGAAGGAGGTGTAGGAATGTCGGCATATAATTTCACACCGAAAGGAGCATTCTTCATCAACTACAAGGAGCCTGACAGGGAAACCGTAGACCATATCACTTCTCTCTATTACCTCATTATCGGTTCTCTCGCTACAATCACACAGACGGCAATCAAAGACTTACACGACAATCTCAGTGAGAGGAAGGACTTGTTTAAGCATGAGCTTAAGTATCGCATAAAGGAGGCATTCTCCCGTTCTGAGACTCTTATAGGTATATTCAAGAAGTATACTGCCGAGATTTCGCAGTATGAACTCTGGCTTGATATTACAGACAGCATGGAGGAAGACCTGAAGATTGACATACAGAGACTTTTCTATACAACCGACAACATTCTTCTGAAGAACAATATCAAGGAACACAAGCTTCAGGCGTATGCATGCGTAGCCTACAACCTGTCAATCATGCTGCACGATATGTGTACGAAGTTTGATGACGTTATGAGTGAACGTGGCATCAGTTCCGGCAGCATAAGACCTTGCGGAGAATTCATACAGTCTATGTATGGTATATATTCCTCGATGAGAGAGGTCGCAAGGATTCTCATACCGGACAAGGATGCTGAATACTTCAAGGAAGACGGTCAGATTTACAGGGCTTTGCAGGTGGTTGCAATGAAGGTATGCAATCCGGAAAGGATTGACAACGCTGCCGACGAAGGACTGAAGCTTAATGGCGTTGACTACCATGGTGAAGAACACCAGAATAACGCATTCCTACCTTGGAACGGCATCCAGGTTAACTTTCTGTCACGTAACTTCGATAAAATGCCTGATGAAGAGCTCGCGAAAGCTCTTGGGCGATCTGTTGGTGCAGTAAAGGCAAAAATGAGACAACTTAAACTAAAACGCAATAACGATTAGGAGGTGTAATTATGGAAGATTTACCTATAGGAGCAGAAATCGTCTTGAAGGTGTTTGAGACCGAGGAAGCCGATTGTAGTGGCTGTTTCTTTGATGAAATTGCAAACTGTATCAATATAGACATGTGTAATCGAATCAAGTGCGCATCAAATGAGCGAAAAGATAGAAAGAATGTTCTATTCAAAAGAGTAAAGTAATATGGAAGAAAAGATTAACATAGCGGAAATCCTAAAGGATAAGCCGCGAGGAACAAAGTTGTATTCTATTCTATCTGATGGAGAATGTTTTCTAAACGAGACTTCCGAAGATAGTATTTACATTGATATAGATAACAGAAAACGCTTTTGGTGTTTTTCTGTCTATGGTTCTACTAATTCGTTTCCAAATGGATGCGTGTTATTGTTCCCATCAAGAGAAATGCGTGATTGGGAGAAATTCTCTTGGAAGAAAGGCGATGTGCTATCTGATGATGGTGGAAGACTTTGTATATTTAAAAGTTTTGCTCATTCTTCTTACTTAACATTCAAAGCTAAACTCATTAAGCATGAAGGTCCTTTTATAAAATTTGATACTTTTCTTGCTGATACAAAGGATTGGCATAAGACATCTGACGATGTTGCTAAAGAATATATTGTAGAAATTGAGAAAAAATATAATGGTAAACTCAATCTTGAAACATTGGAGATTGAGGAGCAGCCTGAGTTCAAGGATGGGGATATAGTTGTAGCTGAAGGCGAAAATAAGGGTAAGAAAATATTTATCTTCCGCTATAAGATAAGAGATAGTAATACTGATGAGCACGGATATAAAAGTTATATAAACGTCAACTCTGATGGTTCTTTATTTAATAACATGACTTTTTATCTTAGAAAAGATTTTGTGTATCGCCCAGCCACAGACTCAGAGAAACAGCAGCTCTTTGAAGCTCTAGCCAAGGAAAACAAGGTTTGGGATGCCGAGAAGAAACAGATTGTGGACTTGAAACCAAAGGTTGAGCTGAAACCATTCGATAAGGTATTGGTTAGAGATAGTCAATCAGATAAGTGGCGTGTAAATTTGTTTGGTTATATAGACAAAGATGAATATTATCATTGCGTTTTTGCTAATTGGGTATATTGCATTCCTTATGCTGGTAATGAGCATTTGTTAGGTACAACTAAAGATGTGGAGGGCTAGATATGGATATAGGGAAATTAATAGGAGGAAAGACATCTGTCCCATCTATAGATTTCAATCAAGTAGTTAAGAGTGATAACCTCCGATACTGGAGAATTAGCAATGCTACTTGGGAGAAAGATAAAGTAGAACTTCATATTTACCTTTGAAAAAGATGGTATACAAAGTTCCTTAGATAAGAAATTTGATACAATAATGGAAGCTGTTGAGTATTTCTACAACTTTCTTAAAACAATTTGATTATGATAGACGATAAGAAAATAGAAGCTGCTAATAAGCATATTGAGACATAGTATGCTAGATACAATAGTGGCGAGGTTGAGGAAGAAATGATTTGTCTTAGGGGCAAAGATAGCTTCAAGGCAGATGCTAAGTGGATGCAAGAAGAGTTTTTGAATGGCTTGTGGCATCCTGCTAGTGAAGTTCCACGTAATGACAACGGAAAGGTTCTTGCGTTCTCAAGAAAATTCGGTTTTAGAAAGCTCTACGATATGAACGATGAACTTGATAAAACCACTTGCAATACATATCAAGAAATGTGGGAAGAGAAAGTCAAGACGTTCCATTTGTCTGATTGGATATTCATAGATGAGTTGTTTGATTTAATTATCAGGAGGTGAGTAATGAAAACATTTGTATTTGATGTTATGCTCAACGGAAGATTTGTCTGCACATTGAAGTATAAATATTGTGCGCTCTTCCCAATAGATTTTGAAGATTTAGAGAAGTTCGTCCTTTAAAAAAGACCTACTTTGAAAGGAAAGGACTATAGAATAGCGTTTTGATTATGAAAGAGCTTAAAGTTGGAGAAAGAGTAAACGTTACTCTTGAAGTTGTTGAGTAAGGTGAATGTACTGATTGTTTTTTCAATGATAAAGAAGGATGCCCTTATTTATGTTTAAGTGGTAGTCGTTCAGACGGAAAGAGTGTTATTTATAAAGAAGTTAAGTAAAGCGTATGAAACAGAAATATATAGTTGGTGATGTTGTTATGTATGACAACAAAATCATGGTTGTTAAAGAGCCTAGAGACGGAAGTCACTTTGACTTGTCTTGCCATGAAGAAGGATTGGTGTATTGTCTTGTTGATATTGATGAGATAAAGCCAGTAAGGATTACTCCAGAGATTCTAGAGAAGAATGGGTGGAAGAATGATGGCTATGATTGGTATAGATTACCAACAAAAAGAGCTTATCTGTATATAACAAAAGATATAACAACTTTGGGTGAGTTCTTGGTGTGCGTAGGTCTAGACAGACACAATCTTGCTAGTATTAACTTTGTTCATCAGTTACAGCACCTTCTTTTCGGTTTAGAACTTAATTCAGAAATGGAGGTGTAGGTTATGGGTAATGATAAGTTATTGAGAACAGATTTTATTCGTCTTAAAAATATGTTGATAATATTTGATAGACGATATGCAAAAACCAACGATGAGTCTGTTTCCATACAAGAAGTGATAAAAGCGATAGATAGAAGATTAAGTGTTTAACGCCTTCGGGCATAAATATAATAGTATGCTTATAAGTGAATTTATTCAACAACTTCAAGACCTTTGTGATAATGAAGGTGATATGGAGATAGTGATAGTAACAGGTAACAACAGATTGGGTTCTATACCTCATGTTAAGAAATCACCGTTTTACGACCAATTTGAAATCACAAAGTATTAACCGCCTTCGGGCATAAAGTAAGCAATAATGGAAGAAAACAAGATTATATCCTACAAGGGATTCGATGAGAATATGCAGTGCCGTGGCTTCCAGTATGAAGTCGGCAAAGAGTACAAAATGGATGGGAATATCAAGTGTTGCAAGCGTGGTTTTCATGCTTGCGAGTCTCCGATGGAAGTTTGGGACTACTATGACATGTTGACATCACGATTTGCAAAGGTAGAACAGTCTGGCAAAATTGATAAAGAAGATAACTCGACTAAGGTTTGTTCTTCTAAAATCAAGATTTCTGCTGAGTTAAAACTTGCAGACATTATCAAACTTGGAGTTAAATGGATAAAAGATGTTACATCACCATCTAAGGTTAAGGCTACAGGAGAACTTAATGATAATGGTGGCTACTCTGCTAAGATTGGTTCAAGTGGCTACTCTGCTCAGATTGGTTCAAGTGGCTACTATGCTCAGATTGGTTCAAGTGGCAACTCTGCTCAGATTGGTTCAAGTGGCGACTATGCTAAGATTGGTTCAAGTGGCGACTATGCTCAGATTGGTTCAAGTGGCTACTCTGCTCAGATTGGTTCAAGTGGCGACTCTGCTCAGATTGGTTCAAGTGGCGACTATGCTCAGATTTGTTCAAGTGGCAACTATGCTAAGATAGATAGCACAGGAGAAGATTCTGTAATCATGTGCGCAGGTAACAAGTCCATAGCCAAAGCGACAGTAGGTTCTTGGATAACTCTTGCTGAATGGAAATGGAATGACAAGAAGAAACGTGATGTTCCAGTATGCGTTAAAACTGAGTATGTCGATGGTGAGCGCATCAAGGCTGATACTTGGTATCTGCTGAAAGATGGCGAGTTTGTTGAAGAAACAGAGTAACTAATCATCCTACAAAGGATATAAATAGATAGTAATATGGATATAGACAAATTAGAAAGAGCTAACATTTTAGCAAAAAGCTTGATTCCTAAAGTAGATGAGCTTTTGAATATGTCTTCTCATTCGACAAACATTGCTCACAGTATTTATGGATTATCAGAATGTGACGAAGAGTTTAAAACAAAATTCAATCAGCTTCTGAATGAAACAAAACAGAGATTTCAAAAAGAGTTTGATGATTTGTAACTAACCACCCTCTCCTTGGTGAAATTAAGATAATAACGAAAAAGCCGTGCTCGAATTAGATTGGTTGGCATTAGGTGTAGCCGTAAAATATCAATTACCGCTTGACAATTCACCTCAGAGCACTCTTATGTGGAAAAGGTATCAAGTATTTAGTACACATCGAAGAACGTTAATGAGTGAAAGGCTCATAAAGACTCCAATCCGTTATTATTTTGATAACATCATGTAGGTGGTAAAAAGAAGAGAATATGAATGCAAATAAAATAACATTAGCTGGCTATATTGTATATCTCCAAAGTATGTATAAACGATATGGCAATATAAGTATGGCGCAACTAAAGCATATAGAAAGAAACAGAAAAAAGGAGTGTAAGCAATGAGTAAAGAAAAGGCTATCGAGAAAATACAATATGCTGTAATGCAAGTAGCTTCTGTATATGCCTGTTCTGCTATCTTTGATGAAAAGACAAAGATAATAGAAGGCAGACAGAAAGAACTTGAAAAAGCGATTGTCAATTTGCATGATGCACTTAAAGAGTTGGAGGACTAAATTATGGACAGAAATCAAGCTAAAGAATTTTATCCTATTCTGCAAGCTTTTGCAGAAGGAAAGGTAATAGAAACAAGAAGAAAACCAACCGCAGACAACAACGGAGTAACAAAAGATGGTTGGTTTGAGTTCAATGATTGGACGGAAATGAAGGAACTGGAATATTGGGTAAACGTGGATTACCGAATTAAGCCAGAGCCAAAGTTCCGTCCATTCAAGGACGCAGAAGAGTGCTGGCAAGAAATGCTAAAACACCAGCCTTTTGGATGGGTGAAGTTCAAAGATACGGAAAGTGGGTATTACATGATTACAATTATTGCGATTAATGTAGTAGTTGGCTTAAATGATACTCCATTTAGCTATGAGAGAGTATTTGATGATTACTCATTTGCCGATGGAACCCCATTCGGTATTAAATTGGGGGAATAGTTATGGCATGGGTATGTGTTAATAGTTTTGGTACAGAACTTATATTTGAAACAGAGCCTCACAAAGTTGTATATAGCTGGAGAGACGATTATGGATGTTGTAAGTGTTTAGAACTACCTAATGGCAGCATCAAAAAGCTCATCGGAAGAGAACTTACTTGGAATGATGAACCGGTAAAATTGAAATAAAAAAGGAGGTGTCTCCAGTGAGCACCTCCCCGAAAGAGTTAAAACGTAAGCTTACGATTTACTTGTTGATAAAGAAGTGGAATGGTTTACCATGAGCGTACTCAATAGTACCATCCTTTCTGCGGCGAGACCAACAGAAAACTTCAGTACCACTCTCTTTCTTTTGCAAATTAGAAAACATATGAGGCAACAACCTCCTTTCTGGCATTATACCCAAAAGCGGAATTGCTTTGAGCACCTTGCATGGAGCCGCCATACAAAGAAAAACCCCAGCACTGGACTGGGGAAAATGTCTTTCGAGCGGAGGGCTAGGAGACTTTTATTGTTGGCGATTTCGCCAGGAGGCTGTTTACCTCGTTTCTAATTTGCGCTGCAAAGGTAGTGATTATTTTAATAACAATGACAATAACAAAGTTAATAAAGTAAAAACAACAGTCTATTTAGACTTTATATAAACATATAAATATGAAAATAGAAAATATCAAGTTCAAGGCTAAACGTCTTGACAATAACACTTGGGTAGAAGGTTACTTCTATGCTGAATGTGGTAACACTTACATCATCGAGGATAGGCAGAGTGAATCAATGCTTAATAGAAATGATGCACATCAGGTTGACCCTTCCACCGTCTGTCAGTTCACAGGGATGAGAGATTGTGGGGGCAAAGAGATTTGGGAAGGTGATATAGTGCATGACAGTTATGACCTTTTGTGTATAGACAATCTATATGAGGTAGTTTATATTGAAGAAGAAGGAACGTTTGCCTTCAAGAGCTTAGATAAAGTTGACAATTACGAGCCGTTTGTTAATTTATTTGAAGTTTATGTTGTCGGCAACAAATTCGATAAGGAGAAATAGCGTATGAAAAGTATATTCTCTATGTTTGCTTACTGGGATAGAGTACATCAATTTTCAGATGGGCATATTAAAGTAAAAAATAATTTAGCTTGGAGAAGAAAATATCTCCATGTTCGCAGTAGTAATAAACAAATACCTTTTTAGCGTATGAAAAAAGAAACAAGAAATGTAGTAGTTCTCGATTGGGAGGATAAAATTAAGATACAACAATTTATCGAGGATTTGGAACAAATCTCTGAGACTTACCAAAGTCCTTGCAAGGAACTTACAGGTATCAATAATACAATTTACTATCTCAAAACGATTGAGGAAAAAATTAATTAGCGTATGAAGAATAAGATATTAGACTTAATCAAATCAGCCGTTTGGTTTGTCTTATGTTTGCTTGTAGGTGCATTGGTATTTGAGGGCATTCGCTCTTTGGCTAATAGCAGTGAACCAGCAAAAGAGTTCGGTACAACAGTATTCACCAAGAAAGGGCACGACTATCTGCTTGTGGACACGAAACACGGAGTTTATGTTATTCACGCAGAGAGCTGCCCTTGTAAAAAAAAGAAGTAGCGTATGAAGATTAGACTAGCAAAGAAGATAATGAACTACTATAAAAGATTTTATGGTAGCAAGTATTGGCTTTGGCGATGGGGCTACTATTGCGGAATGAAAAGTATAGGAAAGAACGCAGGAGACCACCGTATCATCAAGGCGATAAGTTTAATAAGTAAGAAAAATGAGAAATCTAGAAGAAGCAATAATAAAGGCTGTGGTAAATAAGGTAAACCAAGATTGCATGGCTTACAAAATGAAGCCAGAATACGATAAACAAAAGCCCGAAGTTCCTCTTACAAGAAGAGAGCGTAGAGCTTTAAAAAGAAAGAAGAAATGAACAAGGAAACCAGACTAAAGGTATATCTTATGTATGATGGTCATTGTGCCTATTGCGGCAAGGATATCGAGTACAAGGATATGCAGGTAGACCATATTGTTCCCAAGAACAGAGGAATGTACTCCAGATGGGATGAGGAGCAAGGTAAGTTCGCAGTAACCCAAGGTAAGGATAGCCTTGACAACTATATGCCAGCTTGCCGTGCTTGCAACTTCCGTAAGAGGGATATGACCTTAGAACAGTTCAGAGCAGAAATAAAGAGGCAGGCGGTTGGCTTGCTAAGTGGCGCTGCCAAGTTTCAAGTGAAAATGAGTATTGCCTATGATCTTATTGTTCCTCAGTTCGACAAGGAGGTAGTGTTTTATTTCGAGAAAGTTAAACGTAAAGATTAAGAGATATGAAAGATAATGATATTTGGTTGAGAATTAAGGCTGCTGAAATAGTAGCAACGTATTTTGATAGTACAGACTCGATAGAAAACATTCTGTTATCACGCAAATAAAGTATAAGTTCATTAAAAATGGAGGTTAGTAACTATGAGCAAGGAAACATTTGACTTCTCGGAGGCTCTGAGAAGAATGAAGGAAGGAAAGAAAGTGAAACGTAAGATTTTTGCGGACGGCACATACGCATACATTGATAAGAACTATATTGGTTCAGAGGCATTAATGTATAATAGCGTAGGAAGAGCTGCACCAGTTTTATGGTTACTTCCAGAGACTATTCTTGCAGCAGACTGGGAGGAGGTGGAAGAATGAAAAAGAAAATATTGACCCTCACAGTCAGCAAGCAATGGTTCGACATGATTGCTGACGAAAGAAAGGATGAAGAGTATCGGGAGATAAAGCCGTATTGGGTATCCCGACTTGTAAACCAGCAAGCCAAAGGCGGCGAAGTGCTTTTTGATGAGTACGGCGGTTATTGTTGTGTGACAGGTGAACCGGAATACAAGCCATTCACCCACGTTCTCTTCATCAACGGCTACCGCAAGGATAGTCCACGAATTGAGAAGGAGATAGAGAGCATTAGTATCGGCAAGCCTAAGAAAGGCTTATGCCCCGATAAATGGCTTGATACCGAGTTTTTTATCATTAAATTCAAGTGATATGAATTACATACAATGTGATGAATGTAAATATAGATTAGTCTGTAACGGAGAGCCACTTACTAGTGGAAGTACAGGAAGTTGCGACCATCGTGTTATCAGCAATACTCCTATATTTCCAAAGATTAAAACACCACCAGATGAAAGATACGCTGACATTTGGAATTGGTAAATATTCATAAATTAAGTTTAAGGGATATGAAAATAAAGAATTTACCTAAGAAGATTTATCTCAATATCTGTAGCAATGAAGATGAGGTAGATTACAATGAACTGAACGGGGTAACGTTCAGTACAGAAAAGATTGGTGTTACTGATTGTAACACAGAAAACGTTCCTTACGTGAATGCTGCATCATTATGGCACGACCTAAAGGAAGATAAGCCTCCATTAAGAAAGTGGGTGATGTTCCGATATAGTGGAGGTGGCGTAAATCCTACGGCTCTTCACTATGGAGCAATGAGTGATGATGTATGGATTGTCACTAGAGGAGACGGAACGCAGCGTATAGAAGTTCTGTACGAGTGCTACGATAAGATAGAGTGGCTTGATTTTGATGAACTAAAATAGTATGGCGGTTATGACAAACGAGGAATTTTGTAAGGCTCATATAGGTGAGCGAGTTCTTTTTAAAGGCAAGGATATTGGCGCATATGTGGCAGGGTATCTTGATAAGAAATATATCATCTTAGGATTTGATAACTTTGATGGTTGTATTTCTACCTTTACTCCAAGAGTATGTACGTATGTAAAAATATACAATTCATACCGATTCGCAAAGTTGAAGTATTTGGAAGTGATAAAACATCAGTAATATGGAAAAAGAAGAAAGATGTTGTGGTAACTGCCTTTGGATGGGACGCGAAGACATCTTAGGCAATGGATGGTGCTACAAAAAAGATTGCGAAACATCTTGTGATAAGGTTTGCAAGAAACATGAATTTTAAACTTTAAATATTTAAATGGAAAATAACAATTTAACATTAGACGAGTATCAGCAGTTAGCTCTAGAGACTGCTATTTATCCTAACCCTATCATTTATCCTACATTGGGATTGACAGGTGAAGCTGGTGAAGTTTCCGATAAGGTTAAGAAAGTGTTGCGTGATAACGATTCTGATTTTACAGATGAAAAGAAGTTGGAAATTGCTAAAGAGATTGGCGATGTACTATGGTATTGCGCAACACTTTCTCACGATATTGGATTCAAACTTAGTGATATAGGAAAAATGAACTATGACAAACTTCACTCTCGCCAATTAAGAGGAAAGTTGCATGGTAGCGGTGATAATCGATAGCCTATGAACGTACTTACAGACGAACAGAAAAATTACATAAAGGAGCATCCGGATGAATCTCCATACACAATGTCTAGGAATTTCGGATGCGCTGTGCAGACTGTATACTGGTGGCTGCATAAGTTACACGGAGACTCGTTTAAGGATGCGCGGGAAAGACGTAGGAACGAAATCCATGAGTCTGTCCGCAATATGTATCCGGAAATGTCTTCGTCTGAGATTTCAAAGGTGCTCGGAATAACGAAGTCCTGCGTAGCGAATATCGCAAAATCACTCGGTGTCACACATACCAGGGAAACTGAAGAAAGGCTTAGGCTGAAATGTGCTCAGGCAATAGTAAGACCGGAAATAATAGCTAAACGTTCTGAATCTCTAAAAAAGACGCTGAGGCTTGATAGATACAGAGCAGCGAACGGAATAAAACAGAAGACACGACGCAAGTTCAAGACCATTCCGAGCAGATGTCTCTGTGCAAGGAACTATCTCTGCAATAAATACAACTACTTCTACGACAAAGATTACGGAGAGCTGCTTACCGTGTTCTACGACAGCGAAACCAAAATGTTGACAGAAGAGCAGCAGAAACACTACGAGACGAAGTATGGTATCAAGTTCCTCCAGGGATCTGAAGAATAATTTCTGTGCATTATCTATATGTTTAGGGGTGGCTACACATCGCGTGCGGTCACCCCTTTTTGTTTATAAATCAATAACCAAATAAAAACATTAGAAAAAACTAAGAACGTTTATGTAGCTTTAGTCTCCAGTATATCCAACCTAAAAATGCGAGAATGCCTATGAAAAGGCAAACTGAAGTTATCTTACCTATATTTAAAAATGCCATGTCAGTCCTTGATAGCTGTTTCTCAACATATACTTTATCTTTCGATATTTTGCTTATCACTGAGATTAAGGAGTCACACTTGCTATGATATATCGCCGAGCTATCCTTGTATTCTTTAAGACTAGAAATACTATCTCTCAGTATCTGTACGTCCTCCTGCGATATCTCGTGATATTCGTAGTGGAACCTGTCTTCGCCGACTTTGTTTCCGTTCACATCGTACTTCGAAGCTGTGCTATCCCTTATATGAGTCTTCTCTTTAGTGGTAGACTTTACTGACTCTTTATGCGATGCTCTGTATAATTCCAGCTCCTTGACAAGCCTTGCGCTGAAGAGTGAATCCCACTTAGCCTCGTTACGTTTATCAGTGATGTATGTCTGTTTTTCTATCACACGTTCTTTCGCCTTGCATCTACAGAACATTGATAGAATCAGCATTGCTACTGCAATGGCAATTACAACCCTTGTTATCTTATCAATCAGTTTCATAATTAAGCGAATTAATTCTGTTCAGCCAACCCTTCTTAAACTTTCTGTTCTGCGGCCTTGTCTGACAGATGCGGTCAATGTAATCTTTTCTTTCCTGCTTGATAGTATCGAACAGTTCCCTGCCGTCCCTTTCGTTGATGGCTACAAGAGTCTTCTGGCCAACAATACCATCTACGTCAACTCCAAGAACTCTCTGTGGTATCTTGATACCATAGAATCCGCTAGCCCAGAGCCAGTCGACGAGGATATTGGCAACGTTCTGGTCTTTAATATCATCAGCTTTCCACTTATCCCAGTAGTACTTCTTGAAGATTACACCCCATTGCACCCTGGTCATACGCCTTAAATCGTTAACCGTCTTTTTGCTTCCGAATACTGAGCGATATGTAGCGAGAGTCACGCCCATATTGGTAGCTCCTCCCAAATCATCCTTATCATTAACGAAGCCACCCTCCCACCTGAGAATGAATGGCTCAAGTATCTTATGGTTTGCCATTTTTATTTTCCTCCTCTTTTTTATCAAACTCCTGGTTCAATCTATCTAAAATTGGTTTCCAATAGCTCGGCAATGCCTTCGCAAACTCAAACCTCAGAACATAATAAATAACTCTGAATGCAACATTCTTAGGGTATGCTTTAATAAGGTTCTTGAACGCATTGCATATATACACATAGCAGAATATATACGTAAGCATCTTAATCACGAATAATGCTTCTATATTGTCGTTGCAACTTACCATGATTCCATACATGACATACACAATAACAACATACAAGAGCATCTCTAAAAGTGCGTTCTTGAACTTTGATACAGAAAAATTCTTGCATCGTACAACACTCACGCCGTCAGCCCGCATGCCGCAGAAGATATTGAAGCCAAATGCGATAACCAACGCCAAGATGAATCCATCTGTTGGCGTTGCAAAGGCAAGTATAGCTGAAAAAATAGTAACACCTATCTGCCGAATCTGTGATGAATCTAATAAATCTGTCATAATCTGTTATCCTGAATAATTAATAAAAATAAAGTTTCGGTCTCTTTCTGCAAAGATAGCAAAAAAAAACGAAACTTTATTCAGAATAACGAAAAACTTTAGACATTCAAGTCATAATATGGAAGTCTGCCACTTTCCAGGAAGGAAATACATTCATCGAAAATCTTTTGCTCGTAGTTGTACGTGTTGATTTTAGGGAACCATTTCTTTATCTTTGCGTCGTTACGCTTTACCATTTCTCCCCAGAGAACGCACCAGTCTTCGAGATTGATGTTGTCGTTCTTGACCTCATGCCAATAGTCCTTGGCCACATCTTTAGTATGAAGCTGACCGATGAGGCAAAGATGCATATCTGCCATTTCTTCGTCATAATGACACGCGCCAATCTCTCCTTGGACCTGCTTCATCACATCAAGCATTACGCTGTCATTCATTCCGACTTCACAACAATCTGCCATGATCGCAACACAGTTCTTGATAGCCTGCATATCATTGCTAGCTATAATGTCTTCGAATACCTTTTTCATAACCGTATATTTTTGATGTTACTTCAGAAAATACTCTCTGATGTTGTATACACCATCCTTGTCTTTCAACAAATCGAGTGCAAGGCTGTGGGCATACTTAACCAGATGTTCTGTATCAATGTCCTTAACATCTTCTTTGCCGAGTATCTTGGCAATGGTGCATCCGTGGTCGCTTACAACCTGATTCATGGCAACGTACAAAGCGTAGTCATTGTAGTAAGGTTTCTCATCTGTTGCAAGTCCGAGACCAGTCATAGCATTGAGCCATGTCTGCATATCCCAAATTGCAGCTGGATTCATTCCGTTCACAATCTCTGAAGCCTCCTTCTTAGTGAGATAGTTCTTCCACTTAATTGCACAAAGTTTCTCAACGTACTCTTGCGCAAGCTCTGGGTGCTTCGATGCCATATCCTTCATCATGCAGCGCATCGTATCTCCGAATGTGCGCATATACTTTACATTAGTTGATGATGCCATTATTCCGTAAAGCTCATCAAACTTACTCATAATGTCTTTTGTTTCCATATCTTGTATATTTTAACCTATTATCAAATCTTTCAACTCTACAAAGTCCTCCTCTGTGAAGTTGATGCTTCGCTTGCTTCCAAAGAGGATAGCAGTGGCAATTCCGTCGGGCAGGTCAATAGACACAACACCCTTGTCGATATGTCCGTGAATAAAACCTACATCGAATTTGTAATCTTCCACGGATTTTAGCATCTGCATCATATCTTCAAATATCGTGTTGGCATCTATGTTTCCGTTCTCATCGGCGATGAATAGGGTAGCGTTGTCTATCGATTTATCCCACTTATCCTTATTCTTGGATATGATATTATGCGCCGCACGTTTCATATACACTGATGGTATGGCTAGCATCGGGTTAGCCTTAACCATATCGTCTATTCTTGCATCTGCCCAAACGTCCACCGATTCAAGCAGTTTTTCTTTCAATTCTGTTACGTTCATTTCTTAGTTTCTCCATTCTTTGTTTTGTTGTACCAAGCGAGATACTCTTGCCAAGTTTTGTCGCTGTGGTTAGTCATATAATCGTTTAGCATAGCAGATTTATGTTCCTCTGCTTGCGCTACTTCTTTTCTCAGTCGTTGCATCAAGGATAAGTGTTTCTTTAATGCCTCCTGTCCTTGCTGAGTGCTTTCGATACGAGGGCGTATAATGCGCAATTCCTCGTCTTGCACTAGCTTAGATACATATTGCAAGCTATTGACGTACTCTTGATTCTGCATCAAATACTGCCTTTGCGCCCCTGTAAGATTGTCCTCAATTTTGTCAATTTCATCCCAGAGTGGGGTTTGAGACTGCTGTGCTTGCATGTTGATAGATGCTCGCTTCTGCTGTATTGCCTCATACATCTTCTGTAGTTCGGCATCCATCGTTGGCGGCTGCTGCTGACTTGTACCCATATCCAATAATGGGCTGTTTCCGAAATTCATCATAATCAATATCTTTAAGTTGGTGATATATTATAGAGAGGTGAGAGGGCATCCACCTACGAGAGATAGATACCCCTCACCAACTCATTTCTTTTTCTTGCGCTTAACAACCTTGCTACGCACCAGTGCTGGGCGTTGTGGTGGTTGTAGTGCCGCAGTTGCAGCCGCTGTAACTACCGAATCCCTGGAGTACTGGAGTGTTCGGGAGCATCAACTGCCCTCGCAAGCAGTTGCAAGTGTTCTCCTTGACGTAAGCCATCATAAGCTTCTCCTTATAAGGAGTGAGGGCTTCCATAACGGCTACCTTCTTGTCGAGGTCGCTATACTTAGCTTGCAACGCATCGTACTGGTCTCTCTGATTCTTGTACAGACCGAAGTCCGCATCAATCTGAGACTTGTACAGACCGAACTCAGCCTGCATTGCACGGCGGTTCTCAGCGTTGATAGCATCGTTAGCACCCTTATACATAGAGAACTTCTCAGCGATGTCTGTCTCGCGCATAGCGTAGAATTTGTTAGCGGTGTCGAGCTTCAAACCGAACATATCAGTAAGCAGCTTCACCTCATCAGCGCATTCCTTCTCCATTACCTCAAGGGCTGTAGGAGCAGTATTACTTGCAGTCATACCACCATAGGTGTTGATATTCACATTATCTGGCATACCATTACCAAGTGAACCAAACACACCACGACCATTGCCGTTGAGCAAAGCTAAAGCCAAGCCACCGATGCCAATTCCGAGGGCTGTTCCTGCCAAACCCTTGCTGGCATACTCCTTCTTACCATCTTCGTAGATTTTCTTCTCTACTACTTTTGCATCTGTCATTTCCATGATACAATCTTTTTAAGTTATCCTTAATATTAACTAACACTATTGTAACGTTACGGATGCAAAGGTACAAAGAATAGGGTAGAGCAAATATAACTCTATCACACTTTCTTTTAGTTGTTGATTATCAGTGGTTTAAGGTGATAGTAGGTAATATCAAACGCAAATACAGTAGCGACAAAAACAAAAAAATCCCCTATACCACGCCAATAGTATAGGGGAAATATCACATTCCTACTCGGAAAAGTGAAGCTTGATAAAGTATTGCAAAGTTAGACAATAATTCCGAAACCACCAAATTTTTCGTCATTAATTTGTTAGATACAGATACAATCCTTCCACGAACCACATTATCAATATCATAGTTGACATTACTACCCAAGTCAAGAAGTACTTATCGACCTTCTTATACTCGTAAGAATAGTATAATAGGTATGCAATGAACGTGCTGTTGATGATTACCAGTATCGCTACTATAATCAAAGTACAAAACATATAATCCATACTCATATATGCTCGCTTATCCGTGCTGCGATAGGGCTTATACGTTATGATTTTCTCTTACTCTTAATGAAGTGTAATATATCCCACTTCTTAAAATATCGGGTGTGCCCTCGCTTTTTACACTCGCCATTCGGAATGTCACCTCTAGCAACCATTCTATTCAATGTTGCATCAGAAACGTGAAGTTTCTCCTTGACCTCCTCGGTGCTCATCATAGGGTTGAGCATGTCTGGAATGATGTCACATAATCTATCCAGGTCATCGTCACTCATTCCGCAAGCGGTGACCTTCTCGCCATTTCTCTGCTGCTCGTCTGCCTTAAAGCAAGCATCACTCAACGACTTCAAAGCTGTACCAAGCAGCTTATAACTTAGTATCTTTCCCATATCACGCACAAATTTTTCGTCCTAACTTGGTTCGACTGATAAACATGTCAAAGAATCCGTATATATAAAACATTGCCGTTACTACCATAACAGTAAAGCAGGAATCTATCATGTCATTAGTGGTGTACCAATTCCATTCTACGATATGAGCTGCATTGATGCCAAAGAAATAAAAGAAAGGAATACGATACCGCCAGCACAAGAAGAAAAATCTGCTTGCCAATATCGCCACCATAGGCAGAATATACAACATAAAGTAAATAAAGAGATAGCAGGGAAAATTCTCATTGTTTGTTATGAACATTTCCCTTGGATGCTGTGAGAAATCCCACATACCGTATGCGTGAAAGCACATAATAATTATTGGAACATACTTGCAGAACCATCGGAAGAACTTCAATATCCTTCTGCTGTACAGATTTCCGTGCTTCATGAGCATATCCATCAGCTCGGTAACGTCCACATTCTTTAATAGCCGTTGGACTTCGGCTTCATCTTCTTTAGTCATAATTTGTTAATTTATAGGGTTGATTTAAAATTAAATGATGGTGCAAAGATACACTTTTTTGCACAAAATCAATGGAAATGAGAATATTTTTGTGTTAAACTTTATAAAAAGTAACAATCTGAAAGTTCTATGTAGCTTATTTTTCGTATCTTTGCACATCAACCAAAACATTAAAATTATGAAGATAAAGATACCATTTAAAGACAGAAGTCAAATGACGATGAAGGAGAAAATAGCAAATCCTTTGTCTGTTGAGGAGGCATTGAAACTTGGCAAGGAAAGTATCATTCCTATAACCGATTATTGGGAAAACGATATAAACCATTCTAATTTCAACAAACTTCCTTTCGCTGTTATAATGCAGAAAGGTCTAGTAACGCAAGCAGAGGAGGAACGAAGAAAAGGTAGATACGGCTATCTTTGTGATTTGGTTCCATTATATGGTGGATTTGATGCACCATGTTTCCCCCTGACGGGCGAGTAAAGAATATGGCGGCTACCATGTGGTAAACCGCCTTATCTGTTCCTATCCTTCGAGCAAATCAACTATCTGACCATATCCACCTACAGCCATGACAGGACAGAGAATCTTCTTGATAAGAACAATATCCTCAGCTTCGATGTCTACGTTCTCTGCATCCTTGCCTATCTTGCAGGCTATCCGATAAGCACGTAGCTTTTCTTCGCCCGATAGCTGCATATCTTGGCGGTCTATCACTTCGAAGAGTACCTTGCCTACAATATCACCAATAATCTGAGGCTTGTAGGTTTCCTCTCCATTCTCATTCTTAACTGGTGATACTATCACCTCACCCTTCCAATTTTTGAAGGGAACATTGAAATTCTTTTTCATATTTCTTACCTTTTAATAATTATATTGCTATTTCCCTATAAACCAATTTACGTTCCAATTACTACCATCATATATTAATTCTGTTGTCTGATGGTATGCACCCGAAGTGAAGCTATTTTTACCAACTCCGTACCAAAACATATTATTAAGTGATGATTTAATAACAAAGTTGTCACCAGCTTGTAAAAACTTATAATATTGACCTCTCTGAGGTTTCGCTGGAAGTGTAAGAGTTACGCCTTTTGTTACTATAACGAAACAATCCATATCCGTTAACTCCATACTTCTATTTATTGTCCTGGTCATCGGTCTAAATCCGGCATACATGCCATGTTCTGCATATATCGCAAAGTTTCCATATACTTTACTATGAAAGTCTCCGTTATACAAGCCATTTTCGTACTGATACTTATCATCGCACCCTGTTACAGAAATACGTATACCTGACTTCAGAGTATCACCATCTGCGGAAAAGCTATCATCTATTAAAAGGTTACTCAACAATGCTGGTAATTGGTAAGTAGTTCGATACTCACCAATCCAAACCGTCCTTTTTCTTTCCGATTTCCATGTATGCGTATCTGGATTTAAAGTTCTGCTATATTCACGAAACAACATAAAATTATTGAATAAGGCAAATCCAGGCTCCTCGTCATCGTATCCAGATATATATCTGAGGCTCGTTTTATCCAACAGAAAACAGCCAAGCGTGGCACTTGTAGATACCATGTGCCCTTCATTGGTAACATAGAATGGAGATTTAGCTGCCGTATCAGCACCAACAAACAAAGGAGCATTGGCATTATTCACTTTGCACGCGTCAATCTCGTAGTTGCCGAAATATCCCACCTTGGTAGTTCCATCCTCAGACTTCGCCCAGAGGTGCTTAACCTCGATTTTATCTGCATCAATCAGGTTAGCATTGAGCTTGCCATCTTGGGCAAAGAGAGCAACCTCATTTTGATTGTATATAGTTACCTTATCGCCCTTAATAGCAACTTGATTTCCGCTAATAACAATACCTGCCGCTTCCAAATCCTTAACCAACTGAGAGAAGTTATCCAGATTGCCGATACTCATCTGCTTGTTGGTGATGAGCGTAACTTTCTCCCTGAACACCTCCTCATTGTCAGTACGTGCCTTGCGATTGACACGCTGCGAGGCAAAAAGATGTACTACCTTTTTCATAGGCTATTATCCTCCTTTTAATGAGTACTGATATAATTGTCTATAACATCCGTAGCTACAGCCTTCGCCTTCGTGCGCCATGATTGCATAGCTTCATACTCTGCCTCATGTTCCTCGTCATCGGCATCGAGCTTTTTTCCATCCGCAATTTTGGCAAGATTAGCGAAATGGTTATTGATGATAGCTTGCATCTTATCGGTCGGATAAGCGGATGAGACGATTGCATCAACAACCTTACCTCGCTCCACAGGCTGCTCGATACGGACAACGTGGGCGGCATAAGCAAGTCTTGTAGCCTTTCCCTTGCTTTCACCACTATCCATGCCATTGGCTAACTCAATCTGCTCAACATCGAAATTGATGCGAATAGTATTACCCTCATACTCAATCAGACTAGGTGAGTAATCAAATGTAGACTTTCTAATTTCCATGATAATATCCTTTCTTTTTAAATATTACACTTATGCTTTTGTTCCTACGATTCTGAAATCAGGGTTGCCGCTCTGATTCATTCTACGCAACTTTCCCAAGAACGGGAATTTATCATTGTCTGAGCACCATTGCAACTGCTCAACGAGTTTCTTGTTGTTAGTAAAGAACTTAAACTTCTGCCCGTTCTCCTCAACGCTAACAACATTACTCTTCCCTGACTTATGAACCTTGCTATCTACATCAAATTCAACATCAAGGAAAACAATAGTTCTCTCGGCAAAGTAGCTTGCACTCATCCTCTGACCTTCGAACATTCTCTTGCCGTTGGCATCTCTGTCCTCAATCTGCGGCATCTTAAAATCATCAAAACTATTCATTTTTGTTATCATTTTCCAAAGATTAAAACCATCGCAGTGCATTAACCAACCCTTGTAGCTCATAGCTACTTGGTATCTCCTCATAGGATTTTTAAGGTTGTGCATCTTCTTCTTGAATTTCTCCTTCATGCGCTTTCTCAATAAAGTATGGTTGAAATAAAAACGGTAGCCCACGAAATCAAGGAAATGAGAATCATCAATTATCTGCATCCCGATATTGCTATGCAACTCCTGGTGCATCACATCATGTGCGTATTGCTTTATGAAGTTCACGGCTTTCCATACTTCCTTCTTATTCTTACCGAGGATAACCATATCATCACAATATATCTCAACCTTGACATCGAACGTCCTACATACCAATCTACATAAGATACTCATATAGAAGTTGGTAAGAGTCTGAATAGGATACAGACCAATACCTAGACCTTTCGGTAGGGCAAAGATAACTTCATGCAGAAGTCTTCTAATACCTTCATCAGTAAAGAAATCACATAGAGCTTCATATATCTCTTGCTGGTCTACGTTCTCATAGAACTTTATAAAGTCAAGTTTGCAGTAATACAACCTCCCACATGACTTATTTTCATCTATCCAACGTTCCGTCCTGCGCTTCGCATAAATCATTCCTCTGCCTTTTACACTTGCTCCACTCTCTATATAGAGAGCTCTTATAAGGTGAGGCATCAGAATTTGCATCAAGGCATGCTGCTCAACATGGTCTGGGTAGTACGGAAGCTTATGAAGTTTTCTTACCTTGCCGCAAGGGCATCGTCTCATACAATCGTGCCCTTCGCTAGTCTTATAAGTTCCATCTATAAGACTTCTCTGTAATCTCAAGAGATTACCATTATAGTCTTTATCGAATATCACAACTCCCTTCTTGCCTTCCTTTCCCTTGCGTGATTTCCTTACCGCAATATTGAGGTTAGTCATATCACTAACAAGATACACTCTGACCTTTCTATGCTTCTTGCGAAGTTTAGCCTTGCGCTTATACGCCAGCTCTTGTGTGTCCGTCATTTTTATATTTCAACCAATATTTCTAAAATCGCTTTTACTCAATAGGCTTTCTACACTCTCGGCTCACTGGCTTTCGGCACATACATACAACTGTATCACTTACTTGCGAGAGGGGACTCTGTTGCAGTAGGACATACCCAACTACTCATACCCAACGCCTTTAATCTTCGCTCTGTCAGAATAAATATTCCTACATCGAGACAGGTTCAATCATGTGCTCTCTCGTCCAAAAGCTATCCCGTAGCTTTACGACTTGCAAGGAACAGTGTAAATTATATCGTCATTCTAAAAATAGAAATCTTGTGTAGTAATTCAAGCGAGCGCCGATGTTCGTCCTCGAGTTCGAAAAACCGTTGTTCGAGTTCGCATACGAAAGACCGCATTGCGACCTGTTGTTAGCGTTACCCTCAACGTACAGCAGCTCCATGATGTATCACCTTTTCTTCACCCACTCCATGGTTGTAGAAAATCTTATCGCACGGAATTGGGTTGTTTATATTTTTGTGCTTCTGCGAATCCTATTAAAAGGAGATTTCAACTTTCCAGTTTCAATCTTGCGTTTTATATTATTTTTATTAATTCTCTATTTCTGTCTAGCTCACTAGCAGATGTGCAGCCAACGCTAGGCGTTGTCTCACATCGCCATGAGCTCCGAACCGCTCACGATTGTCGGGTTTCCATAGAAAGCCAAGCGAGCGCCGACGGCCGTCCACGAGCTCGAAAAACCGTAGTTCGAGACCGCAGACGAAAGACCGCATCGCGACCCGGGAGCGCCACCCCCAACGTACAGCAGCTCGCCACTAGTCGACGCCCAGAATCCATCGCAGTAGTACGTACTGTCACTGCCTCCTACTGCTTGCGGAAAGGCATCCCAATGTGCGCCTAGCGTCTTGCGTGTGATAAACTCTCCATTAGCAGATGATGGAATAGTAAACTTCCTTCCATCTGCTGTATTGCTTACTCGGTTTCCGCTATAGACAACAGCATATCTCGTATCGCCATCCATATAGAATCGAATATTTGGACGGAACTCCCAAAGCTTACCCCATAAGTCCTCAAAGCTAAAAAGCTTAACAGGATATTGGTCGCCTAGAGTAGCATCATTATAGAGTACCTTACCGCTGCCATCACCGAGAGAGATACACTTACCCATAGGTACATCACGACAAGCTTCCCATTTAGAATGCTGGAATCCTGCTCCAATTACAGATTGTGTATTAAGGTCACCGAAACTTACTTGTTCCAATGCTTCTATGAGGCATTGAAATCCGTAGTTGGCTAGACCGAAATTAGAGCCAAGCTTCTGTGCGCAAGCCCAGAATGCACTTATCGTTCTAGAATGCGAAGGAGCAACATTAGGTCTTGAATGACCAACACCGCTTCCATCCACATACATTTTGTATGCACCTACCCAGTTTGGCGAATCGAAGGTCTTGCCACCCGAAATAGGGAACAGCCCTCCGAATTGCAAGGTCTTGTTTTCTGATTTGAAGTGACAATCGGGAACATGAACCATCGTCTCATACTTAGACGCATCATCCACCTTTGTTCCGTCAGCAAAGAACTCCCATGTGCTGGCATTGAGTTTCGCTGCATAAGCTTTACCATTCACAACCTTCATCATGTAGCCACCCATTGCTCTCTGATACATATCAGCCATGAAAGGCGTTGGTAGAGCGAATTTCGGGTTAGAAGACTGCTCCAATGTAATTGTTGGGTAGAAGATATTGTTACCCATCATTTTCTGAAGGCCTCCGAGACTTAATCTGCGAAGAGCTCCATCTACTACAATCAAGAAGGTTTGGTCGGGATTCATTGCCGTCACAAGCTTCTTTTCTGTCAATTTAACACCCATATCTTATATTTTTTAATTATACATATTAATCAATTAACGGATTGCCATCCTCATCAAGCAGGTAATTGTCACCTTCGTCAAGGAGATAGTCGTTGGCAGGTCTCTGTCCGTATTCTATCTGTTCTTCAAGATAATCGCTCTCTACATCGCCAAGACCCGACTCCTCGATTGAGAAGTAGCATGAATCTCCCTCTTGCCAAGACTTACTTGTAACGATATTACCATTAGTTGCTTCGGTATGCCATTGCAATTCTACAATGCGGTTAGGGTATTCAACAACCCTTCCGTTGTACTCCAAAATAGCCTTGTTGCTTCTGTATATCTTACCCCATTCAATATCATTGCATACCATGAACTTAGGCTGATTGAAAGAAGGATAGAACCTAGAAGCGGAAAATTGGAACTGAGCAACAGCCTTTCCGTCTATTACCGCCTTGATGGTATAATTATTCTTCTCTACAAGTCTAAGGTCAAGCACAATCTCAGATGTGGAGATAGATATAATCTCGTTAGGGTTTGCAGCAGACGAAACAGACATCTTAGTCGTTCCTCGATACAGCTCAATAGAGAATCCGCTTGTAATTCTATCCTTAGACTTATATACATCAATCGGAATGTGACATTCATACTGATTGCCGTCAAAGCAAGCGTTTCTTGCTTCTGTTGATGCAGATATGATGTTATTAGCAACCTTATACTCGTAGAGAGCCAGCTTATCAAGGAATGGGTTATAGGATATATCGGTATCTTCCCGAATACCCATACCATAGGTATCTGCACCCTTATCTGCCGTATACAGAGTGATAGCATCAGCGGTGATATGCAATATAGAGTTCGTTCTGTAATCATATAGGTCAGCTTCGAATTGCAACTGCTGCTTATCGTTACTTAGAAGATTCCTCTTGATGGTGAGTTTACCACGATTAGTGGTATTGCTCGAATCAATACTATACTTACCGCTCCAAGCATCAATCTTAGTTATGTCTTTCCATTCCGTGCCAGTAGAAACCTTCCACACCATATTAGCAAGAGATATATTCGACTGCTTGCTATCCCATGAGTCATCCTTTGCCGTAGCATTGACTTGTGGATAAGCAACACATTCATATCCTTCCTGTGTTCTGTCGGGGAAGAATTTATCACCCGACATGGTCTGCATGAATGGAGACTTAGGCGATGCGCATACTACCGATACAGAGACATCCAGAGGTGCGTATTTTCTATTAGCCTTATTACTTACTATTGGCATAAGCGTTCCTCCTAATCTTCAACTGTTAAATAAGCATCTGCTGACACCGATACACCGATGATATTTTTGTTTTCGTCAATCGTATCAGCATTCCTCACAACGAATCCATCACTGACGTTCTTTGCCCAAGTCATTGTCTCCGAGCGTTTATTCTCGATGTTGCCATTGCTATCAGTATAGATGACGAAGGTGACATTGCCAGTTATACTCTTCGGCACTAGTCCTGTCTCGCAGTTGGTAACGATACATCTGAACGTCTGATTACTATCTTCATCAACCTGTCCTACCGAATTAAGAGTAAGCTGATAAATATCAGAAATATCATCAATGCTGATACCTGTTCTATACACAGCAGCACTATCAACAACGAATTCGAGGACGAAAAGCTGATGACTGTCTACATAGAGCTTGTCTGTATCTCCCGTCTTATCTCTGTGTATCGTGATTCCGCTTGCTGGATTATTGTAAGTTCCTGCAAGGTCTGTTCCGCTGCCACGATACAGATTAATGGAATAGGTAGAAACCTCTCCACCTGCGGAGTTGAACAGCCAAGGTCTGAGTATAGCTTCTGTCTGTCCCTTGCTTAATACCGTGGTATCAGCCGACACACCTCCGAAATAAGATGAGCCGCCCAACATAGATACCAATATATCAATGCTTTTCTGCATTGGATATATGCTAGCTCCCAATACGGCATCGCCCGAATATGTAAGCGTATCGGAATCTTGGTTTACCTTTGATGCGAGGTCTGCGATAATAGCGAGTGAACCATCCGCATGATTAAGCTTGAATCTATTATCAATAGTCGAGGTCTCCCATCCAGTACCGCTAGAACTGAATCCTAAATCCTTGCCGTTATAAGCCCATGCGTGATTTGTTAGTGTTACGTTGTTTTTACGTGCAGAGCCAACAGATGGAGTGATGATAGGATGCGTTCCGCTTTCGCTCCAATTAGGCGACACGGTAAACGTATCAGGGTTCAAACCTTGGAAGAGCGGTACACCATTTGTTTGCAGACTGAGGGATAATGTGTCACCCTTCAAGGTTCGTCTGACTGCTGCGGTTGCCGAAAGATGTATTTCCTTTCCCATATTTTAATCTCCTATTTTTAAACTTTAATATATTCTTGATGTATTTTGCCTGTTGTGGTGGTTGCGGTGAATATAAATTTTGCAGTATCACCCTTGCCCAAATCGTCTTCTGTTCCATCATTAGACCAGACAATATCTATTGAGCCATTGAAGTTCTTAACCTTATCCTTAGTCGCCCATGCAGCATCGTCTACGGAATCATTGGTTTTGCGTGTCACCTTCCATGATGCTACTCCGTTTGATACATCCTTATCACCAAGCATTAACTTGCAAGTAATGTTGTGCGTCTCGCCTATAGCAATACCGCTGTAGACAATATCGGTATATAGGATAACTTGCGGCTTGTATATATTCGTAGTCGCCTTCCAGTAAGGTGAATCCTCAGACGGTTCATCGGTCGTGGTCTGTCCTTCTGGAGAGATACAGAGCCATCTTGTGCCAAGCCATGTAACCTCATCATAGTAGCTGTATTCCGTACCTTCCTTCCAGTCGCCAAGATATACGGGAATCCAAATCTTCTCTCCATCAACGGTGGTTATGTGGTAGTACTTTGATACGATATTGATGCCGTTGAATCCTACATCGAAGATGGATTTGCCTTTAAGAGAATAGGAGTTGATGCCTCGGTACATGGTGAACGTAGGTGCGGAATCTCCTTCTGTCTCCATCATCAGAAGGTGTTGTCTGCTCTTGTCGCTTCTATTACCCATGAGGACGATGGTATCACCTACAGCAGGGTTATCCGAGCCTTCCATGCAGTTTTCCTTCGCTATCTGAATCCAAGCGAACTTCTTTCCGTCATAGAGTTCGTGACCTTCGGCATCCGTGATTACCTCATTCTCGGTTGATACCTTGGTGACAAGTCTCCAATAGTCCTTGTTGCTTACATTATCATAAACACCAGCCTTGATGTTGAATGTCTTACACCTAACTTGGTCTTCCACCTTGAATGAGTTGATTGTGGCGGTCGTTCCATCATCAGCGAGGAGATAGCACTTCCATGCAATCATTTCATTCGTTGTCTCGCTATAGACTTCCTTGATGTAGCTTATCTTACCAGCAGCAGGGGAGAGGACGATGTTTCCTCCAACGTAGCTGAGTTCACGGATGAGGAGGGTGTTGAAAATTGCCTTTCCCCATACTATCAAATCCGTAAGCAACATTTGAAACTTACCATCGCTTCTTTGCTTAATAGCAAAACCACTCTGCTCTGCTTCGTTAAAGTCGAGTGATTTCAATAGATTCACCAACACACTAGAGAGGATAGCGTTACCACTTCCGTCTATGCTAAACTCATTTGAGTGACCGAGGAAGAAGCCTTGCAAGAACTTCTGAACCTTCTCCCAGGTAACTGTACCTTTTGCGATATCATCGGTTATCTTTGAGACAAAGTGCTTACTTCCTTCTGTTGCAACCTGATTCTTAACCTGTGTAGTTGTCAAGCCTGCACCAGTTCCTCCGTTTCCATTTTGGAGCGAGGAAATCTGTTGCTGGATCTTCTGAATAGTTCCAACCTCCTTATCCTCGCGAAGAGTTATATCGTAGGTCGGAATCTTACCATCATCTTCCTTGATGGTAAGCTGGTCAATGGAAATGGTTCCGCCGATCCTGAGGTCAGTATCCTCAAACTCCATCAAGTCGCCAGCTTTGAGCGTATCATGAAGACTCTTAATGACTCCTGTATCGTCTGCCTGCGCTTGGTCATGCTGCCTTGCCATGAAAAGTTCATCTACCTTAGGCTGATAGACGTACCTTGTATAGTCATTCTTGTCAATGAGCGCTATGGCATACTTAAGGAGCTTCAGAGACGCAGCATTGACATACGAATCAGGAAGGGTGATGCCGGTAAGAACGAAATAGTCGCCTTTCTTGATAGGGTAGTCCTTGTATGGAAACCAAAGCTCAAGAGCATCGTCCTTGATTCGCTCGATAGTGAGCCTCCATCTCCCATCAACCTTGGTTGAGGATGCCACCTTGAACGTTCGGCCACCGCACATACCATCTTTCATGGAGATTGAGAAATCATCATCCGCTAAATCTTTTATATCGAAATCAACAGCTTTGCTGAGATAAATATCGACATTATTCGGACCAGGGTCGCCATCATATCGGCCGTCATCATCAGGAGCGACACCCTCGTCAATCTCATCCACACGAACGCCACCGATTTCCATCTCTTCGATGGTAGGGTAGATTTCAATGATTCCATTTGTCTTATCATCAGTGTCAAAGAACTGTGACGCCGAACGGAGACCAATCTGTTCGATGTTGATGGAATCGATGTATGGCCTATGTGGATCAGTAGAGAATTTGTGTTGCTTCCCGGTAGGGTTCACATACTTCTTCTCTTTATCTGTGAGCGAATCATAGAAGTCGCTCAATGATACATGAGGGAATCCTGGCAGCATAAGTCTGTTGATGGACATATTGTTCGGGAGATTATCTGCATATTCCTTCATGGATGACGGAATGACCTTCTTATTGAGACCTGACGTGATGTACATCTTCGTGTTTCCGGCCTTAACCTGCGCAATGAATGCATCAAGTTTTTCCTTTGATTCCTCATCTCCGGTATCGATCTGAGCTCCTTTTAATTCACTGTAGAATCTGCATTTGCCAGAATTATACACCTGCGTCACATAGCCGGTGATGACAGTCTGGAAATCAAACGTTACCTGAAGAACCCAACCGAGAGACTGTTCCTGAGATTCTCCGGAAACTACATATTTTCTCTTATTCTTGAAATATGTCTCGATATAATCGACATCCAGTTCAAGTTCGACATTCGTGCTGGCCCCGACGACTTTCGTGATGTTCGCCACGTACTTGACACCTAGATCAGCGTAGTAGTGAGAAGGAAGATTCTTCTCGGAACCATAGGCTCTAAGCCTTGTTATGATGTTCTGTTCCGAGTCGGCATTCTGCACAATCTCATATAATCCTTCACCGAGACCGTACTTGAACATGTGCTCAGCCTTTACCCCCGCAGTACCGATATAGATGTTTCTTCCTCTGACTATGAAGTTCACATCCCACTTCTCGTTCACGAGCGCAAGGGCCTGCCAACAGGTCTGTGAATCGATGGTGATTGACATTGATTCGATGACGTTATCTTTTGTTCCTTCGCCGTACATTGACAGCCAGTCGCTCGCAAGGCATCCACGCTGCACGGAACGCTCCATGTTCCTGGAGTAAATCTTCCAAAGGCCCTTACCAATCTGCTCGTCGAGGTTCGCCTGAATCCTGTCGAGCAAATCATCCAGAGTCTGTACGTAGAATGGAAATTTCGGTAGGGCGGTGTAGTGGAGTTCGTTGTCATTCAATACCACATCGAGGAACTCAGCCCTAGAAAGCTCATCCTGCAATGCGTTGAACTTTACGCTGTCATAAACGAAGCCCTCACCGTAGGTGTCAGGTCTTGCCTGCTTATCCTTGCCCGGCTCGTAGTTGAGCTCAAACCGCTCGCCACGATAGACAATATAGTCGCCTATCTGGAAGTTGATAGGCACTTCATGCTTGAAGTTGATAGTCAAAAAACACTCACCCATCCAGGAATCAGAGTACTCCAATCCATGAACGGTTATCTGCTCTCCGTTAACGTCTGTCAGCTTCGAGCCATCCTTATGATAAATATTCCAAGCGCTCATCTGTATGCTATACTAAATTTGAAATATTGCCCTGTGTATCCTTAATCGGCTTAATATCAGTAACAGGGTCGTTAAACTTGAAAGTAATAGAGAGGACTAGCAAGTCCTCGTTATCCGGATCTCTATATAGGTTTGGATCAATATCCTTAAGTCTTACATGCTGTCTTCCGATTCTATTGAAGTCGCAATACATCTTCATCATGCCTGACTTGCGGATGTAATCAATAAAAGCCTTACATTTCTCGTTAGCGCCGAAAGCCTCGCCGTGGAACATAAACTTTACCTTATTCTCGTATGCCGCCATATAAAGTCCATCCTTTCCGATATATTCGTCATCACCATGCTCATCGTGCCACTCCCTTTTCGGTGGTTCCTTGACAGAATCGCAAGGCTTGAACGGGTTCTCGGAAACATACATGCCGAAGTCGGCGATGGAGTCCTTCACCTCATTCCCATCGCCTTCCTTCTGCATGTATATCCTGAAATAATCTTTCATACCTTAATTCAACTTTTTATAATTGCAAATATACGAAAAATAGAATAAATATGCAAGAAATATCCAATTAAAAATGCATAAATATACAAAAGAGGGCACGAATATAGATCCGTGCCCACGATTATTACTTCATCTTCAATGATTTTGTTCCGTTAAGAACTCTATTGAAGTTGTCGTTATACTCAACGAATAGGCTTTCAATCCTCTCGGCCGCATCCGCATTGCGTAACGTATTTCGAGCAATCGCATTAAGCTGCGTCAGCTGAGATTTAGCAATCTCACTCATCTCTGGATAGTACTTAGACTGCTCTGCGCGCATAACTGAGCAATCGAGCCTAATTGCGTTGAGGTAGGAGGCAATCAAGTCTCCTGTTTCCTCAGTAATGCTCTTAATGGAATTCCTAGAAGAAGAACTGCTGTTGTCGGACCATCCATATACTTTCTTAAGATAGTCACGAGTAGCTTCTATCTGCTTTGAGAGCTCATCTGTGCTGTTCTTTACGTCGGCATACTCGGCTCCTGTGAATTCTGAAATGACATTTCCGTTGGAATCCTTGATCTTGTCACCATTCTCTGCGTACCCCTGAGTCTTCTTCAAAAGAGCCTTAATCTTGTCTCCATATATATTCTCAATCATGGAGTTCAAGATGGTCTTCTTCAGGTTGTCCTCGAAGTGCTCAACGAGATTATCTGACGAGTTAGCCATCGTTGCCATTGCGTCACCCCAGGAAGACACCAAGTCAGAGAACTTGTTACCGGTCAGTTTCTCTGTAAGAGCCTCAATCATGTCATCGGCCTTCTCGCCATACTGAATGAGTTTTTCCAGGTAATCTCTGAAATCTGAGTCCATGTTAGCCCAAAGACCAGTGTAATCCTTCTTAATCTTCGACAATGTATCAGCGTTCATGTTGAGCATGTCTTCCATGCCGTTGAACTGGACTCCGTATTTCGAAGAGATTTCTCCGGCAACATCTCGCCAGTTCTGACCATTGTACTTGTATGAACCCTTCCACATTCTATATTTGATAGAGTGGGAGCCAGCTGACGCACCGGCATTGAGCCTCTTCTGCGCGATAACCTTAGTCTGCTCAATCTCCGCCTTAAGCATTTCCTGGGCTTCCTTGGATGCCTCTGTAGCCTCTGTGCCCCAATGGATATTCATATACTCAGTCTTCTTGGAGATGAGAGAATCCCAAATTGAGGTAAGGTTATCGTACTCAGCCTTCGCTTTGTTGTAGCTGCTGTAGTCAGCACCGAATGCCTTGATGAGCGAACTTCCCACACTCAGGGCTGCTGCCGCTGCCGCTCCGTAAGGACCTGCCGCCCCGAGACCAAGAGCGCTTAAACCGCCAGATACATTGGCAGCTGCGCCAAATGCATTGGAAGCACCTCCTGCAATCTGGCCGAGGATAGAATTCTGCTCGCCAAGAGCCTCAAACAGGTTAATAACTGGATCCATGATGTTTGACAAAGCCTGCATCTTTCCCGATAGAGAAGTAATAGCCTTTGAGGAATCATTGTATGCTCCCTTCTTGCTATTCTCTAAGTCTGCATTGCTATACCATTTACCCGCTATTAGTCCTGTCTTCTTTGCCTGGGCATCCGAGATGTTGATTCCGGAAGCACCAATCTTCCTGTTGCCCTTAAGTATCTCTCCGATTGCATTTCCTCTACGAACGCCTCCAAATATAGACGGGAGTGGATTTCTGTCAATCTGTTCATTTCTCAGCTTATCTAATGCATCACGCAACTGCTTAACAACTTCGATCGAAAGTCCTGTAGTCCTAGAAAACTCATCGATATTGCTAATCATTGTGTTGATAGTAGCGGAAGACACCCTGTCGAGGTCATCGAAGATAGCAACCCAATCAGATTCCTGCTTGAACTGTTCAAACTGGAGCTTTGCCAAATTCTCGTTGTGAGTCTTTGTGGCTCCCTCACTGGCTCTCTCCCTCATCTGTGGGTCTTCGATGCCATTGATGAGTTCAAGCTGTCTCTCGTATTTGCGGTTTTCATCCTCAATCTGCTGGGCGATGGTTGCATTCTTTTCAATAAGATTAGCCATCAGGTCGATGGTCTCCTTCTTGATCTTATTGTTCTCATCTTCCAGTTTCTTGCGTATGTCGTAAACACGAGTCTCCTCGCCGTACTTATCCTTGACATTTTCAAGACTCATTCCCTTAACCTCGTCCGTAGTCAAGTTAAGGCCGGACTGAATATTATCGTGCTTTACGGCAACATCGAGCTGTTCTTCCAGGAATCTCTTGTATGTGTCGAACTGAACAGTTCCTCCGAAAGCTATATTTTCTGAGCCTTTCTTGTTTCCTGTCAGCTCATATATCTTCTTGTATGTCTCATACTGCTCGGAGATAACATCAAGTTGCTTATTGAGTACATTCAGTTCGTCTCTGCGCTGGTCTTCGAGAAGCTTTCGGTTTTCAGTCTGAACACCGGCCTTCTCGTTTGCAGCGTAGTCCAATCTGTCCTTCGTTGACGCAGGGAGAGTCTTCAAGAGCTCCTTGATGGAAGTCTCGTAGTTGGTATAATCAGAGATAGGGAATCTCTTCTTGTCACCAAAGATAGCCTCAAACTCTCCGTCGTTGGCAAGTTGACCGAGAGCACCCTCACCGTAAAGTTCCTTAAACTTCTTGATTTCAGCATACATCTTCTTGTATAAGTCGATGCGCTTCCTCAAATCTTCAAGAGCCTTATCTGTCTGCGCGCCTTTTGATCTACGACCACCGGTTTTCTTGTTTTTCTTCTTGTCGTCACCAGTAAACCATTCGCCCCAGTTATCATGATAAGCCTGCATCTTAAGTTCGTACTCCTTCTGCTTCTGTGTAAACTCATCGAGAGAAAGATTGCCCAGCGCAAGCATCTTCTTTCTGGTGTTGAGTTCCTTTTTGGCAGCAGTAATGTCCGACTCAGCGTTGCTCTTTGCTTTATCGTAGTCGTCTCCGGCATCCTTTCCCCAACTCTTGACGTACTTGTTCTTCTCATGGTAGTCGTAACCACTACCCTTGAGATTCTTTTCAAGCTGCTGAGTGAGATCCGAGTCATCGTTCCTGAATACGAGATGAATGACAGCCTCGAATCTATCAGCCGCAAGCATTCGCTTCAATGCGTCTGATGCAAAAGGATAGTCTTTCTGAACCTGAGCCGCAGCATCCTTCATCATGTTTGAAACCTGAACCTTCTCAGCATCTGTCAATTCCTGGTTGTTGCGAATCTTGTCACCAATCCAAGGAAACGAAGTGTTTACTGCGTTATCGAGAGCATCCTTGAATTTATTCTCGTAGAAGCCAGTCTCAACACCCATCGCATTAAGAACGTCAGCACGGAACTGATCAGAAACATCCTGGTTCCATCCCTGCTTTGCAAAGAATGACGAAAGAATCTGGTTAGCCTTACCCTGCAACTCCGGGCTGTTGCTAATATCTCCAAGCTCATTAATGAGATAATTGCGCATGGCTTTCACCTCATCCTTATACTTTTCCTCCCAGGAGTTGAAGCTAGCAAAGTCGGATTGGGTGGCATTAATCATATTCGCCTTTGCGGATGCCGAAGAGAACGCTTCTGCTATCTCCTTTGCAGAAGACAGCTTCTCGTCGAATCCCTTATAGGTATCCTCGTTAGAAAGAGATTTCTGAGTGCTCTCCTCAACCTGTTTGAGAAGGATGAGCTGTTCTTTGAGGTACTTAAGTCTATCCTCATTCGATTTCTTTTCGAGAAGGCTCATTGTGAAAGCATTTTCCTTTTCAGGAGCAATCTCCTTCAGCTTTTCCTTATATGCGTCAATAAGGTTTTCTATCTCTTTCTCATCGCCGTCCTTAATGGCTTTATCCGCATCGTTATCGCGAAGAAACTCGCTAATCTTAGTGTATCTGTCTTTCAGTTCGTCAGCAGTAGTCTCCATGTCTTGCTTCAGCTGCTGATGCTTCTGCCAGTAGTATGCAAAGATTGCAGATCCGGCAGATATAGCTATTCCTGGAAGCCCACCAAGAAAACCGATGATAGAACTGAATCCGGATTTCAATCCTCCGAGAAGCAGACCTCCTGCGGCTCCCCATTTACTAGGGCTAGCCAATCCCTTCAGCACTCCACCAAGGGAGATCCTGTTCACCTGACCTTCCTGCTTGGTGAGAGCCATACCTTGCTTATACATCTCCTTGGTTATCTGGCCGGTAACATACAAGCGCCTGAGCTCGGCTTTTGTTATCGCATTTGCCTTTGCGAGTGCCTGGATATCCTGAATTCGAATCTGATTTTTATACTGAAGAATCTGTTTCTCTACAGGAGTTATTTTTTCTCCACGCAAAAGCTTGAGTTCAGCTTCTTTCGCAATATTTCCCTTTGAGTTCAGTATTCTTTTCCCGATTCCGCCCTCCAAGGTCTTTACTCCACGCATAAGAGCAGGTCCGGCGAATGCTGCAACCATAGCAGGACCTAAGACGTGAATCTGCTGCACGAGATTGGTAACAACATCAAGAATACCCTTGAAAGTTCCACCTATAATATTCTTGCCGTTAGCAAAGTCGGCAAGCATGATTTCCCAGGCATCTTTCAGCTTGTTATATCGTCCGAGCAGAGTCTCACTCAGAACCTGCTGCATATTATAGAACTGACCACCTGCATCAGTCATCTGCCAGAAGATAGACTTTACGTCATCAAAGCTAACATCTCGGCTTGAAATTCTGGTCTTAATCTCTGATGTTGAGACATTTCGACCCTCTTGCTTAGAGTAGAACTCTGATAACTTTTCAAGCAGAGGAATACCGGCATAGGCAATCTGACGAAGTTCCTTACCATCGAGCCAGCCACGAGCCTGTACCTGACCAAACGCCAATGCGATACGGTCAAAGCTGACACCAAGACCGGAAGACATATCTGCAAGCCTCTTGGTTGTGTCATAGAGCTGGTCGTACTCAACTCCATACGCAGCCAACTGCTTAACGTCTCGGTTCAATTCAGAGAACGTAAATGGCGAATTAAGAGCAAGTTCCTTAATCTGATTGAACATTGTATTCGCATTCTGCATGTCACCAAGGATTGACTGGAGAGCAATATGCTGCTTCTCCATCTCACCACCAGTAGTGATGATGCTCATAGCGAACTGCTGTGCGCCGAACACAAGACCTCCCTGCAAGAAAAGTGACTTCAAATCCTGTACGGTTGAGTTCAACTTTCCTGCATGACTGTTAGCTTTCTCGAAGCCGCGAACCAGTTGAGATTGAATCTTAGCTCCTGAGTCAACGATTGCCTGCTGACGCTTCTGTTCAAGCTCAACACCTCTTTGAATTTCTCGGTTTATTGCCTTCTGGTCTTGAAGAACCCTTGATGCCAATGTGGTATTGTGACCGCTACCGATATTACCAAGCATACCAAGGCTATCTTTCCAATTTTCAGAATTAAGCCTATCCTTGATAGTTCTGAGACCTCTCATTATGGAAATGAGCCTATTAATCTCTGCTTCTGCCTTACTTACATCTGCACCGATAGAGATACCCCTGCTGTATTCCGAACGAAGCTGGCGAACCTTATTGCCGAGAGAATCATATCGACGCTCCGTGTTCTTCAACTCATTCTGGCGTTGCCTCTCTGCCTCTTTTGCCTCACGTGCTGCGTCCTTTATAACCTTTGCATAAGTATTTGCTTTATCTATAGCATTAAGATACCCGGAACTCTTTACGACATCAGTTGCTGTGAGCCCTGTGATAGGATGAATACCTCTGTTATTCCTGATCTGTTCTAACTCAGTTCTGTATTTAGACAGTTCTGACAACGACTGACGTATGTTGTTCGTTGAATCGACGCCAAACATCTGTATTCCTTCACCATGGCGTTTGTTGATTTCGTTAATAATAGAAGATAACTTATAAAGTTCTCTCTCTGCCTTGTTTGCCTCAGTGGAAACACTGTTAGGGAATATGTTGAATCCAGCACCTTCCTTAGACACCTCTCCGAGTATGCGGCCTATTTTGTATAACCCGTCCTGGACAGACTCCAACTGCTGGAGTTTTTTCGAACTAAAGAAATCTTCGCTTGAAAATACGCCAATGTTACGACGTAATTCTTTAACGAAGTTGTTTAGCTTTTCAAAACTACGACCTCCCTTATCTCCAATACCTTTTGTTGCTTCGGATATTGCTTCCAAAGCATTCTGTGCCTGCTTACCAGTAGAATCAACCTTGTTTAATTCTCTGATAATCTTTTTGGTTTCCTCTTCAATTCTCGATTTGAGAGTGAGCGAGAAACTGAGGTCTCCCATATTTCCACCTGCCATATCCTGAATATTTTAAAATTAGAGTTTATTGTTTAAGTAATCAGCAAGACTAATCTTCTTGCCGATGAGGCTTCCCTCATTCTTCTTTTTCTCCATCCACCTGTCGTAGAGGTCATCCATCTCCTTCTTGGTGTGCTTCTTCGGACCGCCTTCCTTCTTGGTCTTAGGATAGACGACAAGAGGCTGGTCTGCAACCATGAGGTCAATCTGCGCCGATGAATAGCCCCACCAGTAGTCGTAGGCTGCAATGAAGTACTTGCGCTGAAAGAGGAAACCGAACTTCTCCGCTAGTGAGAAGGCTGCTCCCCAGCTTGTTCTGCTTGGATAGCTTTTGCTTCGCTCCTCGTCATCGTCATCATCACGTCCGTCATCCCGGTCGCTAATATGGTAGCCAGTGAGAATGCGTTCGATGGAATTTTTTTTTTAGAAACATCGAGGACTCTCAGCACCTCGGCCACGTCCACATCCTTGATGTAGTAGAGCCAGCGCCAGTAGATCCAATACAGGAATCGAATCTTCCAGATGTTGTTGAGAAGGATGCAGACGCAAATCTTGACGTTGCGCTTCCATTCGTTCTTCTCCTTTGCCCTGATGTGGGAACACCTGCTCATGGTTCCCTTGCGAAGCCAGCCGAGCTTGTGCTTCTTCCCACGGAACACGAACTCGGTAGGCTCGTCGTGCAGTATGCTGTCGAGTAACTCCTGTAAGTCCACCGAAGGCTGCTCAATTTTCTTTTCTTCTGCCATGATTGTATGCTATTAAATGAAGAAGGGCGGCACGGCTGTTGATTAGCCTGCCGCCCAACGGTTTGTTATCCTGAATCTAATTACCTAAAGAAGCCTTTACTTGATTAACCGCCAATGCCTTGTTCACCAGCAGCTGGAGCCTTAGTAAGCCAAGCGATGCTGCGCTTACCTGCACCCTCGATAGAACCTGAGAACTTAAACGCAACAGGCTCAGTACCAGAGTTATCCCACTGCAAGGTAGCGTAGAGAGCGATGTTGGTAATAACCATAAGGTTCTCCTTCTCGTCGTCAACAATAACGATAGTACCCTTGATCTTGAACTTCTTAGGCTCAACAGCAATACCTGTAAAGCCGGTAGTAGCGTCGAGAGTAGCGTCACCTGTACCCTTCAGGGTAACCTTGGTCAGCTCGGTGATAGCATCCTCACCGAACATAATTGTCAGCAAGTCCTTTGCCTTTGAAGGAACAACGAACTCTACGTTGAAGTCGCCGAGCTCTGCGGTAGTTGCCCAGTCGCCTGCAAGACCGATAACCTTGTAGTGGTTGATGGTTGGGTCATCCATAGTCGCTTTCAGCGAGTCAACGGTAACCGGAAGCTCGACCTCTGGGGTGATGTCAACTGTAGCCTTGCTCAAATCGGTAATAGCCTTTGAGTAGAGCAGAGTTTTAGGACCATTGAAAATGTCCTTCATCTTGTCAATAGTTGTCATAGCCATAATCTAAAATATTTTAAATTGTTATACCTGAATACTTATCTAGTACGTAACCTTCCCTGTATGATCGTCACGGAAAAACCGGCGCCATCGTCTGTTTGTAGTGTTATACGAGGATTTGAAACAATGAGATTTTTTGTAGAGATTGGAAATCTGTCCATAATTTCCTGGACTTTCTTGTCAACGCTAGATACATCGAATGTATTTGGATTGCTTGCTGAAGCTTTATCGCGCACATACAATTCGATTTGAGCTGTAGTGGTGAAATCGTTGTAAACTCCACTTGAGTTCATCTCATTGTTATAGATACTAGATGGGAAGTATACCACGATATAGCTGTTGATTTTCGTATCAACTGCTTTTGGTCGGCTCCGGGAGTACAGCTTGTCGCAAATCCCCTTCATTGCATTGCCGACATCGAAATATAGAGTCTTAATACTAACCATATCTTACATCGTTCTAAAGTATCTAACCAAATATTCTCTAAGAGAGGTAATCACGTCGTGACCTCTCTTAACCTCGACAAACTTAGCGTAATCCACACCGGCAACAAGGAGCATCTGCCATGTAGCATCGTACTTTCCTTTGTTGTGCTCCCTGGAAACAAGTTCATCCCACGCCGCGTTTGGACCATATTCACCACCTTCTCCGTATTCACCCTTGTAAGGTCTCCTTCCGCTGTCTTTGAAGGAGAACGAACTGCGATAATACTTATCGAGGTTGTATCTCTCTCCAGCAGCAAGGGTTACTCGGGTTGGCTCTGGGCCTGGAGCATAATGAATCGACTGCAATGAGCCGTTGTAATATGTACCGATGGCTGTTGACTTGTACAAGTTACCGGTTACGTCATCATAGTTTCGAGACTTGTCAGCAGCCTTCATTGTCATTTCAGCCGCATGATCCATCTTCTGCTGCATCTTTGCTACAGCCATCTGACGGATTTTCTTCTCGACCTGTAAAAACTGACCTGATAAACTTGTCATAATCTAAACCCTTGTCAAATTCCAATACACAACAGTCCTGTTATTATCCGGTTCGCAGTCCTTGACCATACCTACCTCGGTATTGTTGCCGACAGTGGAATAGATGGTGTCGCCGTCAAGAGGACATCTGTCAGCATCCCATTCGTCATATCTGACCGGAATCGATGCCTTCCTCTTGTTCTGGTCGACGTTCTTGTCTCCCTCTGTAGTGGTATCTGTGTAACTGCGACCTTCGCCATAGTAGAGAATGATTTCCTTGTCCTCACCAACTGGAGCATCATCATCGGCAAACGGGTCATCAGGGTCGGCTTTTCCGACGACCTTCCTCACGATCTTGATGATGTGAGGGTATCTTGGGTTTCTGATGTCTTCCTTTTCCATACGCCTTATTTGATGATGTGAGGGAGAGGTTCTCCCCAAGGAGAATAATTCGCCCTCTTTACTCCGTGGGAGGTCACCCGGAAGGTGGACTTCTTCTTGAGCATCGATTCTGGCTCCAGCTCTGCATAGATAGCGTTAGCCTCTGCCTTCATCTCGCTCCTGTCGTTGTCCGACATATCATAGCCACCTCCCGAATGAGTCCATCCGTTATCGGAATCGGAGGTGTTATTCACCTTGCTCGGACCAAGAACAAACCATTTCAGCATGTCGGCATAGGCAAGTCTCACCTTGTCCTTGTCGCAGGCTTCGAGGTCGATGCCATTTTCAAGCTCCCTGTCGTGCATGATGCCCAGCAGAGCCTTCATCGGCATTTCGAACTTCACCTTATTAATAAGGTAGTCGTTCACAGTGTAAATGTTTATCTCCGAATCCATAGTCATACAATCTTGTTACGTTAAAGAATTAACCCTTCTTGGTAATGTCGATAATCCAACGGTAAGGAGAATCGAGCATGGCAGGAACAGAAGCGAGGAACAAGTCTGTCTTGAACTCCTGGAACATACCGTTCGCTGTGACCATGTTACGAAGCAAACCGAGGCGGTTGTTGGTCTGTGCCCAAGCAACATCCACGAGCTTGTTACCGAGAGTGTCGAAAATTCGCTTATCGAGAATTTCCTTGCGCATGAAACGCAAAGGCTTGCCAGCAGGACGAAGAACGACAGTTCCGTCTGCCCAACCACGAATCTCTGTAACTGTGCCATCGAAGCGCTTGTTGTGCTCAACCTCATCAACAATCTCGATAGGAGAAAGACCGTTGAGGTCAACAACAGACTTCAAGAACATTGCGTTGTTTGGACCGTAGTTCTGCAAAACTGCTACAAAGTTAGCGTTCGCCCAGCTCTTGTACAACTCAGCAATCTGCTTGTTCTTCAAGAATACGTTATTGTAGTCGTTCTTGGTCATCTGCCATACGAGAGGTACACTGCGGTACTCGATGTTCTCCTTGCGCCAATCCTCCTCAAACTTGCGCATCTGCTCAAGCAAGTCGCAGCTTGGATCGTTCCAGGCAAGCGTACCCGCCTTTTTGAAGTTCTTCTTTGGAACCTTTGCGTCATACAGAGGCTCCTGGATACCACGACCAATCTTGTCGTAGTCGATGAAACCTGTTGAACTCAACTGGGCTGACATGTATGTCATAGTCATATCGAGTGAGTCGTACAATACCTGTACCTTGTCGAGGTAAGCATCAACCAGGTCAGCGTCGTTGCCGAACTCATCCTGGAGAAGCTTCATCTTGTGGTAACGCTCTGTCGCAGTCTCACGGAAGCCGTCAGCAGCGAAGTCTGGAATTGAGGCGGTGTACCACTCAATACCCTCATGGTCGTTCTGATAGCCCTCGCCGAGAGGAGCACGGAGGTTCATCAAGGTTGCAGGGTTCAATGTACGTGTGCGAACCTTGAAGGTTGCATCACCATTGTTAGATGTAGGGGTGAGATTTGGATCAATGTCACCCTGTGTCAGATACCAGCCGTTGTTACAGCGAAGTACGCCGTCACGATTGACGAACTTCTGAAGGTAAGTGTTGTTACCCTTACCAGTGAAGAACTTCGCAAGCTGCTCGACACCAATATCAATTTTTGCCATAATCCTGAATCAATCTTTTTACGTTAGACAATAGGTTAAATATGCCAGAACTCTGGATAGAGTGACTTGTTCATCGCCTTGACAGCAGGAGGAACAGGACCCATACGGTCAAGCCACATAACGCAGTCTGGATTCAACATACAGAAGTTGACGTTTGTACGAGGCTTGTGGTACTTGTCGCCGCCGGCATCAAAATAAGGAAAGTCGTTGTCGTTCGGAGCAAAGCAGTTAGGGTTGGTTACCATAGGCAGCACGCTCGCGCCTGCCTTCTCTGCCTCCACCAGCACGTCGCCAGCGCTCAATGTTCCAAGCGCCTCCGAGAGGGTCAGCTTCCATACGTCGCCTACCGATGTGTCGGTGGTTGCCTCCACGGCGGTCACAGTCACACCCTTTGCCTTTGTCTTGAAGTCCTTCTGACCGACCATGATGGTATCGCCAGGGAACGGGATGTGAACGAATCCGTTACGAACGATGTAGATGTCTGTGTCTGTAGCCGCAGTAGTAGCCTTTGCCACGCCGTAAGCCTTCAGAATCTTGATGGTAGCACCAGAGCCTTCGTTGCCTGCTGTAAAGCCAAGGTCGTGCTCGATCAAGTCGCCGGCGTAAATCTTAGCCTGACCTTTGAATGGGTTGACGAGCTTACCACCAATAGGTGGGTGAACGAAGGCATTCTTAATGAGAGCCTCAAGACCGGCAAACACGTATCGGGTTCCGCCGACCTTACCTTCTGTCTGAACGATGGTCGCACCGTGGTTCAGCATGCCACGAGTACCCATCTGTTCCATGTAGGAAATAGAAGTGTTGTCCATAATCTTTTTACCTTTTTAAAATTGTTATCCTGAAATTACTTCTTGTCTCCACCGCCGAATCTCTTCTTTCGACGCTCGGCCACTTCTTCCATAAACTTGTCATCATCTGTGGACGTGCCTCCGCTAGACGTGCGACTGCCTTTTGCAGGAATACCGTTTTCACCGGTAGCCTCCTTGTACTCTGCGGTGTAGATTTTCTCAGCCTTAGAAACCAGGTCGTCGATGTCGACATCTTCGTCCGGAATCTCCAGCTTTGCGATTGCAGCATTGAGGAAGTAGTTCTTCATTTCAAGGTTTGCCTTGTCGAACTTATCCTTCAAACCTGCCTTTACAGACTCGATGGTCGCCTTCCTTGCAGCCTTCTTGTCTCTTTCTGCGTTAGCCTTTTCGAGAGCTTCGAGTTTCTCAAGCAGCTTGGAGTATTTGTCGTCAGGATCGTCACCCTTTTTAGCCTCCTTGCGCTTACGCTCCTCTTCCTCTTCCTTCTTCTTGCGTTCAGCTTCCTCCTTGCTCTTCTTTACCTCGTCAGAGATATTCTTGTGCAAGTTGCCGTTGATACGCTTCAGTCGGTTTGCTAACTTGGTAACCAACTTGGAATTTGCTTCCTCGTCATCACCGAAATCTTCCAAAACATCATCAAGTTCCTCATCGATGGTCTTTTGGCTAAGTTCTTTGAACTTGGTGGTATCAACCTCCTTGTTCACTAATGCTAAGAGTTCCTCTCTTGTCATGTTGTTTGTTGATTTAAAATGTTATCCCGAAAGTGGTCCCTCCACCTCGAAAACGTATAAATATACCTTTTATTTTGCAAATATACGAATAAATATGCAATTATCAAGAAAAATTGTATATTTTTGCAGTATTAAATGTATATTTATGCAGAAAGATGTATTTTCAGGATTAAAATTGGATAACGGAGAGCCTATTTACACTCAAGAGTATATCCAATCATTAAGAGACGCCGACAAGAAGCATACCGACAAGCTGAAGATTATAGCTCAGCGTGGCGGTCAGGAACGCATGCTGTCTATAGACGCTGATATTAAGATAGTTGGCGGTTCGCGAGGCGGCTCCAAATCGTTCTCATCCCTAATGGAAGTTCTGAAGGATATTAAAAATCCAGATTTTCATGCAACAATTCTTCGTAACGAAAAAGACGACTTACAGTCCTTAGTGACAGACTCTTATAAATTGTTCTCCCAATTTGGAACTTACAATAAGTCACAAAATGACATGACCTGGAACTTCGATAACGGAGGATGGCTCAAATTCTCGTACTATGCTGGAGCCTATCAGGACTTCAAGACACGATTCCAGGGTCGCCAGTATGCCTATGTCTGCATCGATGAGGGTACTCAGTGTCCATACAAGAAGTTCAAGTACCTCTTGACCAACAACCGAAATGCAGCGCATATCAGAAACCGCTTCTGGATTACCTGTAACCCGGACCCGGAATCTTGGGTGAGAAAGTTCATTGATTGGTGGGTTGACGAGAATGGATACATTATACCGGAGCGAGATGGAGTTATCCGCTACTGCTTCATGGATGGCGATACGCCTGACTCAATCTACTGGGGCGACACAAGAGAAGAGGTGTACGAGCAGTGTAAAGGCATTATCGATAGCCTTTGGAAGGATAGCTATGAGGAGCTTGGATACACAAAGCTCGAAATGTTCATCAAGTCGGCGACATTCATCCGTGCAGATGTATCAGAGAACATTAAGCTTATCTCCACCGATGCATCATATATCGCCAACCTTGCCCAGCAGGATGAGGAACAGCGTATGCGAGACCTGGAGGCTAACTGGAACTGGAAAGCTGCCGGCGATGACATGATCAAGATGGAAGACCTTGATGAAATCTACGACAATGCAGAACAGATAGGAGATGGAAAACGCAGAGCTTCTGCCGATATTGCTTTCACCGGCGGCGATAACTTCGTGATGTGGCTCTGGGAAGGATGGCACTGCAAAGACTTGGTTGTTCTGAGGCTGGACCCAAAGACTCTTGTTTCGGTAGTTGAGGCTAAGCTGAGAGAGTGGGGTGTCGAGGAATGTAACTTCACTTACGATATGCAGGGTATCGGTCAGTACTTTAAGGGATTCTTCAAGGATGCCGTCCCATTCAACAACCAGGCAGCACCTATCGCGAGGAATCATCAGGAAGAAGAAGGAATCAAATACCTATATAAGGATTTGAAGTCTCAGTGTGCTTGGTTATTCTATAAGATGATAAAGGAGAAGCAGATTTCCATCGACTCGGCCCTGCTTGAAAGAAAGTATTCCGGAAACGGATTTGACAAGGTTCCTCTCAGACAGATTCTTCAGAAGGAGCGTAAGATGCTCAGACGTGACGAGAATAGCGATGATAGGGGATTCAAGCTATTACCTAAGAAGATTGCCAAGAAATATGTCGGACACTCGCCTGACTTCTTTGAATCTTGGTTCTACGTAATGATATTCAGTTTAACAAAAAAGAAAAATAAAAAGGTAAAAGGATTATGGATGCTATCAAGGTAACAAATTTCAGAAAGATTCTGGTAAAGAAGCCTTTCTTTGAACTCACGCCAAAGGGGTACATGACCCACGATGGCTATTGCAGGAACGAGGTGTCCGATAATGAAGACCCTCAGATGCCGCAAGATACATTGTACAGAGTGATTAAGACTCAGAAGGACTTCCTTCGTGAGTTCTATCCTACGTCCCACAAAATCTTCGACAAGGATCTCTACCCTGACATCTGGAGAAAGAACCCGGAAGACGGGAAATGGTATGTCCAGGAGATTCAAAGAACGGCATTTGCTTTCCAGCAAGTTATTCATACGAAGCATGTTCTCCACATGACAGGTAACGATATTCAGTTTGAGCTTGCCGGTGATCCTGAGGTGAAGAAACAGGAAGAGTATATAAATCTCCTTGCCAAGTTCAAGAAGGGATGGTATATGCACGATATGGAGATTCGTCACTATGAGGCTGTAAGTTCGTACATGAAGGTTGCTGAAGCTTCTGTAGTCGGATTCTTCGATAAAAACAAGAAATTCGGTACTCGCACATTGGCTTTCGATAGAGGAGACACATTGTATCCTCAGTTCGACCCTCTTACTGGTGAACTCGTTGTGTTTGCTCGCAAGTATTACGACTTCGACGAGGAAGGTAATGAAAAGATTGAATGGGTAGAGGTGTGGGATGACAAGACATTCTACCGCTTCAAGAAGCAAGTTAACGAAGGCAAGGTCAAGGAGACTATCAAGAGAATTGCCAAGATATTCGGAATCGACGACTACACTTGCGTTGAAGAGAAAGCTCACGGCTTCCCATTTATCCCTGTTGCATACGTAAGAAACGATGACGGCCCATGCTGGTCTGTTGTACATAAGAACATCGAGGACTACGAGGAAGCTTTCTCTTATCTCTGCGAGAACAACAAGGCTTACGCCTTCCCTATAATGAAGTTGAAGGGTGACGGAGATGATATTACCGTTGTTGGTGACACGAATGGTTCTGCAAAGATGATTCAGATTACCGATACGAATGGTGATGCTGACTTCATTAACGGAACAGACGCTTCCGATGCATTTGCGACACAGCTCAACAAGTCGTATGACCTCATCTATGAGCTTTCGTTCACAGTAAAGCCACCGGAGCTGAAGTCGGGTGACCTTCCGGGCGTTGCCATCAAGCTGCTCTATTCTCCTGCCATCGAGGTTGCAGAGAACGATGCTAAGAAGATGCATCCGTTCCTGGATCAACTTGTTCGTATCTCAAAGTATGGTATCGGAGTTGAAGAAAACTGCATGGCCACTATGACCGGTCTTCCTATTCACGCTTGGGTGGAAATCTATGTGCATCAGAACAAATCTGAGATTATCACAAACTTGGCAACGGCTGTTCAAAACGGTTTCCTATCTAAGCAGACCGCATCTGAGCGTTGCCCAGACTTCCCAGTTAACGATGAATACGACCGCATTATGCGAGAGAAGAAGGAAGAGGACCAGCAGGACCTCCTCATGGATATGCAACGTGCGGATAACGAAACTCAAAATGCAATCGAGGAGCAGAAAGCTACTGCGAATATTCAGAATGGAGGTAGTGGAAACGTACGTACTGGTCGTGGCGCTGGCAGACCGAACAAAAGCGGGACAGACTGGGATGAGAACGGCAACTGGCCGGGCCGTAACAACTGGAAGACCGTAAAGAAGTAAGCCTATGGATGAGTTAAAACGTTCTGTCGATTACAGCAGGAAGCGCTTACAGGCAATCCGAAACTGCGAGGACCATATTGCTGATATCCTCTGGAAATCGACACAGAAAATAATTGCCGCAAGTAAGCGATACAGGGGCGCGGGCAGGCTCACAAACGAGTCAGCCCTGCTCTCTTATGCCAAGAATGTTACTGCTGAGGCAGAGGAGAGCATCAGCAGTTACATCTCTGCTTACTCCAAGGCTTCATGCAAGATTCTAGGGATTGACAGCGAGAACATCGAATCGTTTCTCGTCAGCGACATCTACGGAAAGACGACATCTGAAAGAAACGCTGTCTATCTCGGTAACTTTGCTGAAGATATTGTAAGGATGATCAAGGCAGGCACACTTATGGGATATTCAGACCAGCAGCTCCTATCTTCCATCCGAACCGGCTACAAGGACCCATACCATACATCAGTCATCACCAAGGCGAAGAGAAAGGACATCAACATCGATGTTCCTTCTTACGGAAAGGGCTATTACAGAAATGCCTATCAGAATATCGTAAGAAACGCTTTTCAGGTGATTGCTTTGGCGTGGGGACAGGCAGAGCAGGAGTATGGGCAGGAGAATAAGGCTACCGGATTCTATGTCAAGAGAGGAAGCAGTTATCCTTGTGATATCTGTCAAAGCGAAGCCGATGCAGGTCTTCATTCTTTTAAAGACCCATACCCTCCGTATCACCCTAATTGTCAGTGTGTTACAATATTTGTGTTCAAGAATGATAAAAAGAAATAAGATTATGATTGAAGAAACAAAAGGATACACGTTATCCGTCGATACGTACAAGAAGGCGAAGGCTCTCAAAATGAAGGACCCTCGCTATTACATCTACGCCAGCCTCCGTGGTTCGGGTATGTCTGTTCGTGACAGCTGGGCCATTGCATTCCAAGGAGAAGGAATAGGTGTGTGGGAGAAATCATTCCTCGAAAACGAGATGAACAAGCTCGAAGCCCAGGAGTCCGTTCAGAAGAGAATCGCAGAGGTGCAGGGCAAGAAAGCGAAGAACGAGAATAGCGACGAACTTACACAGGAGGAGCTTATTAAGGCTACCTCAAAGGAAGAAATCCTGAGAAACCTCGTTATCGCTCAGCGAAAGCAGAAGTTCGGCTCTCCAGAGTGGCAAAAGACGACAGCTATGATAGCAGACTATTCTAAGATTAAGCAGGATGAAATTGATACGGAAAACAATGTGGTCCATTACTACATTCCTCTGTCAATGCCTCGATGCTGCGAGGACTGCATTATCTTTAAAAATGGCCAGGCGACATTCCAAAAGAAGAAGAAATAGTTAAATTCGTGTTAAAGTAGCTTTGTTTTACTAGAATTTCAGCAAAACCAAGTACCTTTGCAAACAATTAATGTTCACAGATTCTTTCTGCTGAGCATAATTCAAATTATTTTGGTTAACTAAGAGGGGCAGTGTCTTCACAGATGCAGCCCCTCGCTTTTTAAAACAAATATATAAGTAGAAGAAAACTTTGAAGTCAATTAAGGATACTTCTCTCCGGTAACCAACTCAAGTATACCATTAAGCCTATCATTAAGAAGTTCGTCATTGAATACAGGAAGAATACCGTATGGAGGCAGTTTCTTCGTCTCTGCGGCCTCCAAAATGAATTGGAGTGCCTGTACTAGGGAAGTATGGTCTTGAACGACCTCAAGCAATTTATCGCTCATTCTTGCCTCCTTCCTTCTTAATCTGCTCTGCCATCTCAAGAAGAGTCTCGGCGTGCTTATCGCGGTCGATGACTTCCTGTACGGCATCATCGCTCTCCTTGCGAAGCTGCTCTTCTGTCTTTCCCTTGTCAGCAGCAGCATTCAGTCTCGCAGACTCACGGGCAAGGTATTCGTCACGAAGTTTCAACTTACCTGCCGTATATTCCGCATCGCCAGGCAACGATGTATCCGCATACATAAGCTGGGCAAATGCTTCGATGATGTTTCCATCATCCTTGGAGAACTCATAATGGTCTCCTACAGCCACAGGAACACATTCATCGAGTGCTGCGTACATGGATGTACCGATAGAGTACTCGATTCCCCATGTGCCGGCAATGTTCGCAATCTTGATAAAAGGCAGTGAGCCTCTCTGTAAATGCTTCTTGATCTCAGCAGGGATATCCTCTCTGAGTGAAGCAACTTCTTTCTTAGACAAGCTCTTGCTGAACTTCAGTACGGTGAAGTGTCTTGTCTTGATAGTCTTTCCAAATGGTAATGCCATGATAACAATATTTTAAAGTTCAACTTTTATTTCCTTATACTCGAAATGCTCACAAGAAGGATCTTCTTCCGAAGTAAACATATTCACGGTAGGGTGATGACAAACTCCATTCTTGAAGAAGAAACAATCTTTGCAAGTATATACCAGCGGAATAATGTCTCCGCAAGCATCATCGTCAGGATTTGCGTCTGTGTATAAGTCTTTGCCCATACAATATGGGAACTCTGAATCTTCATCATTCAACAATACGCAATCCTTACAAGTGTATTTAGTCTGTGACATGCTCCAATAATTTTATTTCGTCTTGGATATAAAACACTGCCTTACGCAAGTCCTCGATGCGCTTCTCCGTCTTTGTCTTGTTGCCATCCACCTTATCCTTGCGCAGGAGATACTTAATGGCGTTCCCCGTATTGAAGTCAATGTGTCTGCAAATGTCCAAAGGCTCAACACCGCACAAATCCTTCAACCAAGCATAATGGGATGGGTGAGATACTTGCTCTGCCTTTCCGTTTGCGGATTTTCCTTCACCTTTCGTTACTATATCGAACTTTGTACCAAACGTCATAATATCTTCCTCGCGAAAATGAGCGAAATACTTGTAATCTGTGCTAACAGATGTACATATATAAACATCAGCATCCTTTCTCTCGGCATTGAACAGAATAGGGGTGCTGCCGTCTTGAATACCTATCGGGTCAAAATTGCATTTTAAACAATCATTTCGTGTGATGTAAAATCGCAGACCAACCTTAATATCTTCTTTCTTAATCATAAGCTAACAATTTTTAAATCATAAACACTCTTGCCATCTTTTATAAGCATCTTCCTCACTCAAAGCCATTGCATCATCAAATGATATTGTTTTATCAAGAGAAAAGAGGTTTACATTATAACGACCTTGTATCTCCAAATCTCTATTCAAGTAATGCTCGTAGCCTATCTTTGCAGCCTCAACCGCATTATCAGCTTGAAAGAAAAATGAATCATACTCCTCGTAGTAAGAAGAAGTATTATAAACACAGCACATAACACCCCTTGAACATAATTCTTTGGTTTTCTTTGATGTGCCAATTTCGTTTACCTCAATACGAGTAATGGTATCTACCTTATCGGTATTTCTCCGTCCGTCCTTCTCAACCTTATAACAATAATTTCTCATAAGCTATTCCTCCTTATCTTTTAGTTCAACGAAATCTCCAATGCCAAGACGAGCTTTGTTAATGCAAGAGGCAATCCAACCCATCAAGTAGGCAGAAGGCTCGCCGCCGTGCTCCATACCAATGGCATCCTCGATGGCATCGCAGGCATGAGAAGCTTCATGGCAACAAACCCCCATCCTCATAGAATCCTTGCTTGCAAAATTAATAAATGAACAAAGCTTCTTATTCGCCTTTTCCCTAACTTCATCGTAGGTTATTGCGTCAGAATTGGAGAAATCAACTTTCAAAACCTCGCCATTTCTACCTTCAAAACACTTGTTGGCATCCTCTTGGTTCATACCAATAGAGACACATATCATTCTCGGATAGATAACAGGGTCGTATTCGTAATATCCTTTCTTCTTCATACCTCATCGTTTTTATGTTTCTCCCACCCTGCTTTTGAAAAGGCATACCAAGTATCACAAATGTCTAGAGCAAGAACGTCTCCTTGATTAATACATAAATCGCTTTTAATACCTTCAACATGAACATACATCACTGCTAAAGCATCATAAGGATTACTACGACCTTCTATAAACGGATTTTTAAATAACTTGGTCTTGTATACACTAGTAACAATAGGCACTTGAAGAACATCTGAAATATTCTCTGTGCTAATCTCTATCGACTTCTTAAACTTCTTCATATTCTCAAATATTTATTTTGGATACAATCTCGATGGCAGACAATAATGTCTTCTCGCTGATACCTTTTCCACTACCAACACCATCTTTCTCTATCTTCTCAATAGAACTCTTTATAGAGCATACTGCATCATCTATGCTATCTGCACTACTCTTTGCATTCTCGATTGATGATTGTAACTCGTCGAAACGCTTGTCTATATAATTCTTCAATCTTTCTTCGTTCTCTATAACGTTTATAGAGTTTGCGATTTTTGCATGCGTCCATTTTTCTTCTACACATGCATAATAATCGCCTTTTGTATCATCATGAATCTTGGAAGACACGACTCTTAGACACACGAAATCGTCTCCATCCATTACAGCATACACACCCTCTCCTGATGGGTATAGTTCGGCTTTCGCCTTATTATCCCTACTTTCTCCTTGTATGTATGCGACCTTTCCTAAAACGTTAACTCTAATTTCCATATCTCAACAATTTATTATGTAACCTACCAATATGCCACTTTGAGCAAACCTTGCATAAGTAAGGATGCCAACCAAGTGCCTTCAACCTCGGAATCTGATTCAGAAACTCCCAAGCATCATCCTCAGTCTCGTATGCGACCTTCGCCTTCCATGAATGAACTTTTTTAGTCCAATGTTCGGGGTCTGGTTTGAACGGCGGCACTTTATTAGGATTGTGATGTCTTCTCATAGGCACTTGAATGAAACACTGTTCAACGTTCTGTTCACCGCAATCTCCCTCTCGTTACACATGGTCCTCATGCACTCCAGGGCATCATCGCGGACAGCAATCATAATCTCCTGCATCGAAGCGGTGGCCGGAACAATATTCCCATCAGCCTTCTTCTTCGTGATACGGGATATAATCTCCTTGATATATTCCTTGTCTATCATAGAAATCTGTTTTATAACCGTTAATCATCAGGCTGAATGAAGCTCTCCGGCTGCTTGATATCCTCCTCACCACGCAATTTATTCTTCACGTCATTGATTAGAAGCTCCTGCTTCAGGTCAATCATCTGTGCGCCGTATACCTGATACGTCATTCCGCCCTGTGACCTCTTCTTGAAGAAGCCGTACTTGTCGCTCATATCACGCCCGAACTTCTGAATCGTAGGGATATCCTTCTCCTCGACATCGTTGGCCTTGCAGAACTCGACGAATCTCTCATACATCTCCTTGGCAAGCATGCACTCCGAAATCTCGCCCCTCGCCTCTTGGCTGCATCTCATATCATACGCCCTTATCCAGGCATAGATAGGATTGCTTCCGAGAAGGGAGATAAGCAGCTGTCTCCTGCTGCCCTCCGCTGCCGGGAACCTGTACTTCCTGCTCCTCAGCTCCATCGCACCACGGAATATCCAGTTGAACACTCCGCTCAGCTCTTCACGGATGATCTTGCTCGCCAGCTCCGGGTCCTGCCTCTCCTTTGGGATGGTCACGTCGAAGCTCACGTACTGCAAGCGTCTGATGAATCCGAGCGACGCATCGTCCGGGAACGGAAGCTCATTGAGGTTGAAGATGAGATAGGGGATTGAGTTTCCCTCCAGAATATCCCTGCCGAGTTTTCTCATCGGGACTGGCTCGCCGCTCACGAGTCTCTTAAACATACCGGTGTTCTTCCTTCCGAACTTCTTCGGGTCGGAATCGGAGGACCAGTTGAAGATGGCGTTCCTTATTGGATACCTTCCCCTCATTCCCTCGTCGCCGTCAGCAGTGAGGTCAGCGTAGTCCATCTTGCTTATCCTGTCCTTTCCGAATATGTTGCAGGCAACGTCGAAGATGACACTCTTTCCGTTGGCTCCCGTACCTATAAGGAGAAGACAGAGCTCAATCTTCGATGATTCCTTCCCCTCGTACGGATTGTATGCAGTACCTCTCTGTATGAGACCGAGACCGAGGAACATCTGGAGGATCATCCTTGACGTCCTGTCCGGAAGGACCTCCTTGATGAAGTTCATCCACCTGTCGCACTTCGCCTTCGGATTGTAGTCGTAAGGATGATAGTATGTGACATGGTACTCGGGAGAGAACGGCATCACGTTCGGATACTTCAGCCCGCTTCCGAAGTCAACCACTCCGTTGGCGAATGCAACGATGTCGAAGGTAGGTCTCAGTATGTTGTAGCACTCTATCACCTCCATGAACGACTTGTTCATCACCGTACTGATGCCGAGCATCGGAGCCATGGCCAGGTCGAGGAGCAACAGCTGGTAAGCCTGCTCAAGGACTATCTTCGGAACAGCTTCGTATATCTTGCCGTTGAACATGTAGTAAGCACCGTTGTAGTACTTCACCGGAGCCTTCTTCGCCAGACGTCTCATTGACCTGATGAAATTGGACTTCAGCTTGTTGTACTTCTCAGAGTTTGCCTTGCCCCAGTCCTGGCAACGGAGCTCTTCGAAGCCGTACTCGTCATGCCTCGAAAGGTCCAGCAGCTGAGCATGCAATGTGTCTATAGCTATACCATTTTCCATTTATGTACAATAATAATATTAATTTTCCGTTATTGTGTAGGATAAACCCCGATAAACAGGGGCTTTCTGAAGGATAACACGTGTCAGGTCGTCCTTACAACATGTCGTCTATAAAATATCGACAATACAAAGATACTGATAATATCCTGAATATCCGGTAAAACCCTAGTAAATAAAGGGTATAAATATACATTTTAGGTATACATTAAATGAAGGATAGGTATACATTTATGGTTTGGTCCGCAAAGTAAGAGTTTATGCTATCAAATATTAATAAATAACGGATGAATGAATATGCATAATTATCCTTTATGGTAGGAAGTAATTAAACTTTACAAAAAGGCTGGAAAATCGGAAGAAAAAATTTTTAGATGAGGTGACTACCGCGCTGATTTATAGCTACAAAGGGGGTGTGGGGGTGTTTCCTCTGAAATATTTACATTACGTGTCGGTTTATATAGTATAAACGGGCGTGAAACAATATTTTTGTAATTATTTCAAATTGTCGGTTTATATTTATAAAAAATTTACGTAACCCCTTAATAATCAATACTTTATAACTTTGTTTATATTCATTTTCTTGTATATTTATCCATTATTAATAAAGCGTGAAACACCAAAACTTATTACAATATACTTGACCAAAATATATTTACTATATTTATACATGCATAAATATTCATGTTTAACTTATTAAATACATTTTAACGAAATTGGTAAAAGGTTATTACATGAGTAGTTAAAAACCTTAACATAAACTGCCACTTTGGCGGGCATAACTGCCTATAAATCAATTAGTTAGCAATTTGTAAAGATTAATGTTTATTAAGTTAAATATTTAACAATTATTGCCACTGCACCTTTATAACTAATTGATTATTAGATAGTTACAAGTCTGCCACGTTGGCGAAAACATTAAATTATTTAAACCTTAACAACTACTGACAAACACTGTAATTATTACAAATAGCTAACTGCCTATAAATCAAGTACTTATAAAAGGTTAAATGCATAAATACTCAATTTTTTTAGTGGTTGTTTGGTATGCGATTTGTTATTATGTAGGTAGTCGGGCGGCAGTCCTGCCCCACGTGCGCGGCGGCGTGCGTGTGTCCGGCGTCGTGTGGTGCACGTTACGAACACCCCAAAAACGCACGGGGTAAATTGTGCGTTTTCATTTAAAAGAATTTAGATATGAAAGATTTAGAAATGAAAGGTGCTCAAGGTTACGAGCACGTAAGTACAAAGGTTGCTAGTTATGTAACAGAGTGCAAAGGTAGCGCAGTTTTAGTGCAGAGTTTAGAAGTGCTTAATAGTTACCGCAAAAAGCTATTAAGCGAGTGCACAGATAGCGAAGTTGTAAGCGCAAAGAAAGAACTCGATGCAGCTAGAGAAAGATATAACAAACTGGCTACAAAGTATGTACTTTCAGATGAAAGCTACTGCAATTTGCAAACCGAGTGTGTGCGTTCTGCTGTTAGCGAGTTTTCCCGCAAACATAAACTCCCTAATTTCTTTGCTTGGTTTGATAACAACAATAAAGACGTGCAAAATACTATTATAGATAGTTTGCAGCGTTTGGGCTCAAAGTTGTGCTCGTTGCATCAAGCATTTGCAAGCGGTGCAAAGGTAGCAAAGAAGAAGAGTGAAAGCATAACAGACCTGCAAAAACAGATAGCAGAGTTACAGGCAAAGTTAGCAGCAGCGCAAAAGTAAGCAACACAAAACAGATAGCTAGAGAAAAATCTAGCTATCTAGTTTTCCCACCGGCTATTTGATAGGTAGCCAGTGGGAAATTTTACTCCAGGTTTTTCAACTTGGAGCGGGTCGTCGTATCCTTATTTTTCCCACACAATTTGGTAAACCTTGTCGTGGTGTGTGGGCTTAACTCAGAGAGAGAATTTATTCTCCCTCAGGGGACTAATTACCAAAATTTCAGAGAAGTATCTCAGTAAATCGAGAGTGCGAGAGGCACACCGAGATGGGAGAGAGTAACGTGTTACTCAGAGACATCCATCCGAGAGATACGCAAAAATTCCTGGCGTGAGCGTCGAATGAGATGAGACGGCACGACGGCTAGGGAATTTGTATCATCTAGCGAGATGAGAGTTTTAGAAAGAATCATAATTCATATTCTACCGGTTTGGAATTGTCCGGTCGGGCTGGTTACCCGAGAATCAATTGTGTGTGCAATCACGATTTGCAGCGTATCAAGGCGCACACTATCCACGCTGACTGAAAGCGGTTGCTTGTCATCCGTGCGAGATTTATCTCCTCAGAAATAAACAAGCTGCTGGCAGAAGCATAAAATCTGTAGGGTGTGAGCCACGTAGTTAAGACGATAATGATAAAACGTGGTGCAAAGATGCACGTCCTGGCTAACGGGGCGGGGAGAAATCTCCGCTCTACAATTATGAACCATTTAAAAAATAGAATTATGAAAGAACAGATTTTGAAGAAGATAGGAAAGACGCTTGTACGTATTAATGTAACAGACCAGAGTGCAGAGGATGCCTACGATGAACTCGTTAACAGCAGCCCTCGCCTGTTTGGCATGCTTTCCAGTATCTACAGACTGAATGATGAAGAAGAAAGATTCGCTTGGTCTGCCGGAATTCAGTAGCCTAATCTCCCTACGCTTGTAGGGAACAATAACCAAAAATATTAGAATTATGAGTACACTAAGAATTAAATGCCTCGATATGTGCGAGGTTGAGAGTATCATTTCAGACGCTCAGGAAATTCTGAGCCATGTTGAATTCGGATCATTACAGAATGGTGTGCTTACATTATTCTGTGAGATATGAGCCTAAAAATCCGTAGCCAGTACGATAATTGTCGTGTGTGGCTACGGAACAATTACCAATAAAATATAGATATGAAAGCAAGACAGATTATTTATTCAAGTACGATAATTGTGCTTGGATTTATTCAGGCATCGCCAATATTCATTTGTTTGGCAAGTACGATAATTCTCCTGAATGTGCTTGGAATTCTTTACGGAATTCTGCTTGTGTATATTTGGAGCAGTACGAAAAAGGGCAAGTGGTATTTCCGTGAGCTGTGGCGATCCACACTCCGCTTGGAGAATTTCATCCTGCCTGGAGTGTGAGAGATTTGGAAAGTACGAAAATTGTGCTTGGAAAATTTCAGCCTAAAAACTGCTCATTCAATTTGGGCAGTACGATAATATTACCAATTAAATTACAGAATTATGAAACAGAGAATTTTTATCGCAGTGTTTGTTATCGTGTGTCTTGCACTTGTAGCCGTATCCGTTGACAGCGTGAACTGCCACAGAGCAAACGTGATGCTGAGAAAGACAGTAACGAGATTTTGAAACTAAACGGCAGTTACACAGCAGAGGGCACTACGATGTTCGTAGGTCTTAAGAAGTAATTAATCTAGCGTGGTGATGGCGCCACATACCCAGTATGGAACGAAAATACACAGCCCCTCTTATTAACCAATTTTTTAGAATTATGCTAAATCTGAGAGGAGTTTCCGCTCCTCTCTTCTATTAACCAAAATATTAGAGAAATATGGATAGAATATTAAAGCAAGATTTGAGCAAGAATGAGGTTATAGACCTCTTGCGTGGAATGGACGCACAGGAAGTTGAGGGAAATTTCTCTGTACGTCGTGTCCTGATCAATACACAGGCGTGTGACGTATTCGGTGGAGAACCTGAGGATTCTTATCCTCTCATCCCCGGTACGTACATGGCATTGTATTACAAGAGTATTGCCGGAGACACGTATCCGTTCTTTGAGAGAATATGTGAAAACATAATAAATGACGAGAACAAGAGCCAGACTCTCCTGAATGGCGATGGCATTATTCTGATTTTCCTGCTCAACAAGTACGAGTAGCCAAAAATGTGCTCAGGCATTTTCCTGGGCATACTATGTTAAACCATTTAAACGGAAGAATTATGTTAGACAGAAAATCACAGAAGAATTTTGAGCGTGCGCTTATGCATGAGATGGAGAAGATCAAGATAGCAGCGCGCCAGTGGCATAGCAACAATACTAAGGGCTACAGAGATTATCGTAGCAAGGAGGTTATCTCCAAGAGCTTCTCTGAGATAGCAGTGCTGTGCATGAGCTAAAATGTGCGTGGCGGTTGTCACGCATACAATTATTCACCAAAAATTATAGATTATGATAGATGAAGAATACAAGGAGAGTGAAGAGTACATTAACTCTACGATTTTGCCTAAGTTGCAGGAGATTCAGAGAGAAGTATTGAAAAATCAATCAAGACTGAGCCTTGATGTTAGCGTTAGCAATAGAAACGGCGAAGGGTATATCGATTCTTTTGCCTGTGTCATGAATGACATGGGAGAAATAACGGGTACTTGTTCTGCACGTTTCATCTGCGTATGCAGCAAAGAGGAGATTGACGAGCGGCTTAACGAGCTTAAAGAGTTCATCAAGAAGCACCTATCCTGAAAATTGAGGGAGTTTTATCTCCCTCTCCTATAAACCAAAAATGTAGAAATTATGAGCAAGTGGATTCAGTTTTATCACAAGATTAACAAGTTTGACCTTGTAAACATGAGGTTCACCGATGAGGTGAGCGTAGTGGAAATGGTGGGCATGGATTCTGTCATGCCTATTGACGGTAGACTTAATCTGTCATCCATACGTGATGTAGTACAGAAGAAAATCAAGAGTATGAAGAACATCGAGGGTTTCGACCCTTGTGCGTTCTCCATCCTCACCGGTCCTACTATTCTGGATGCTTCAGAAAGTCCGGTGTACAATCTCTAGCCAGAACTGGGCAGTACGATAATGTGCTGCCTGCTATTAACCAAAACAGAATAAATTATGAACACATTTAACACAAAGGAAGATGGTACGCATTTGTACCGGTTCTATTACGTAGATCCTACCATTGACATCTACGCTTACGACTTGGAGCAAGCAATGGAGCGTTATCTCGTGTATTGTCAAAAGAATGAGTTGTACGGATTGTACGATTACGAGGCTGACGACGATGATGAAATGCACTACTACGCAGACCCAACAATGGAGGATCCTGATTGTCATCCTGCGTATATACGCATTGACTACCTATATGTTGAGGAAATTGAGGCGTGCGTTGATGCCGGAGGTAATCCGTTTCAGGGAGGTTGGAAAAAGATAGTCTAATCAAATGTAGTCCTCCTATAGGGCTGCATTTCTATTATTAACCAAATCAAAATTAGAATTATGACAAACGGAGACAGAAAGTTCCTTGCCAGGCTCGTAGCGAGCCACAAGGAGGTGATAAGTGAGGAGTGCAGACGCAAGAACCTCGACAAGAGCGAGTATTTCAGACGCGTAGCACGTGCAGACAAGAAGGCTCAGGAGATTGAGCAAGCGTGCATGCTCCCTCGCAAGTTCTAGCCAACATTCTGTGCAGTCTATCTGCACGGAAACCATGTTAAACCATAAAAAATGTAGAATTATGAACGAAAGACAGGAAATTGCAGCTATCAGAACAGCTGCCGAGATGAGCGAGCAGAATATGAAATGGTATTCATATATATTGGATTCCATCCACTCCGACGACATAGATGTCAGCGTCTTGAGCGACAAGATGAAAATCGAGTTCGCATTCAAGATGTTCCACGAGGAAATGGTAAAGAACGACAAGCGTAGATTATCACGTCTTAGTCTGCTTACAGACTGGCTCCAAGGGTTGTGTAGTACCGTAAACATAGCGTTTGCGGATTACGACATCAAGCAGATTGGAAAGTTATGGAAATGCCATGACCACAATTTTGTGGAAGACTGGTTCAAGAATATAGCAAAGAAGATGCTTGAACTTGCCTATATCCTTGGAGTGAACACAGACAAGTATCTCTATTAAGCCAAAAATCCTGCGTGGAGACACGTAGGAACTATTAACCAAAATTAAACGAATATGAGAAAAAGAAACTACAAGACCATACGTGGTCTTATGAGACAGAAGTATCATGGATTTCTGTCTGTTGCAGATGTTATTAGTGGGTATTATTACCACAAACATGGATGGTGTCAGCCGTTCACTCTAACAGATGAAGCGTTGAGAGAGTTTACAGATGGTATCTGTGGCGCTCTTAATATGAAAGACAAGGATGACGTTTTTGATAACATAAGATTTGGCAGAGTAAAGGAGTGCGGTATCCTGGAAAGAATTGGTGTTGAGTACTTACGCAGTGGTAAGTTGAGCTACACATACATGGCTGGTCAGGACTATCCGTCGGAAGCTCGTTTTGTAAGAAAACTCCTGAGATGCAAGTAAGCCTAAAAAAGAGGGTGTGTCATAAGTCTGTGGCGCACCCCTTTTTATTTTTTGCCTTTTCACAGATACGAAATCTTTAAAAAACATTTTTATTTACAACAAAGCCCAAACTTTCACAAGCTCGGGCTTTGCCTTTCCGCAAAAGATTTGTATCTTTGCAGAAAACTTCTTTAAGTATGGCAAAGATACAAATAAAATCTGAAACTCGGCACGAATTGAGCTTTTTTCCTAACTCT